CGCGGTTGGATTTGGACGCGCTGGTGTTGGAGCCGGCGCGTATTTTGTTGCCCGCCGGCGCGATCGAGCTGCGGGATTTTACGAGCGATGAGGCGCTGGCATTTGCGCGGCGGGTGACGCAGCCGCCGGCCGGCTGGACGACTGAGGCGCAGCCGTTGTGGATCGCCGATTGCATTGCGGAGCTGGCGGTGGCGCCGGAGACGGCGCGGCAGCAGCTCGACCAGGTGACGCTGCTGCAGGTATTCGAGCTGGCGCGCTGGCTCCAGACGATGGCGCCGCCGACGTTCACGGCCCCGGCGCCGCCGGCGCTGGCGGAGGTGACGCTGCACGGCCGGGTGCGGGGCTTGTATCCGTTGCGGCTGGCGACGTTCGGGTTGGCGTTGCGCTTGCGGGAAGCGGCGGAGGCGGCCGGGGACGGGGGGCAGGAGGCAGGGGGCAGGGATCAGGAGTCAGTTGAGGTCGTCCGGCAGTTGGGGGCGGCGCTGCTGGCGAGCGCGCTGACGGACACGACGGTGGCGGAGATCCTGGCGTTGGGGCAGCGCGTGCGCATGGCGCTGGATGCGTTGCTGCAAGAGACGATGACGGAGGCGCTGCGCGAGTTGCAGGCCAGCCCTTTGTCGGGAGTCGGGAGTCAGGGGTCAGGGGTCAGGAGTCAGGGCGCAGTCTCGCCTACACGCTCGCGAAAGTCGCGCGCTGCTACGGCTGGAGCGACGGCGAGATAGGACGCACGCGCTGGCGGCGGCTGTTGGCGTATGCCAGCCAGATTGCGCCGCTGGAAGCTGAGGAACAATTACGATGGCTGACGACGCAGCACGCCAAAGAGCCGGAGAGGCTGGCGAAGGAATTGAGCAAGGCGGCCGGCTGGACGGCGGCCGCGGCGGGCAGCGGGTTGGCGGGTTTCATGGCGACGCCGACGCTGGCCAAGCACGTGACCGTGTTGACGCCGGAGCAGTTGGCGGCGGAGATCGCGGGCGCCAGGGGGCAGGAGTCAGGGGGCAGGAGTCAGGGGACGGGCACGCCTGGGTGACGACAATAGTCTCTGCGGAATTGCGGCGGGTGACGTGTCCCCACTGCGGGCGGACGCTCTTCTGGTCGGTGTTTGACTGGGCGGCGTGCGCGCCGGGCGCGGCGACAGTGAGCGTGCGCTGCACGCGCAAGAGCCGCTGCGGGGTGATTGTGCCGTTGCGGACGACAGACGATGGACGACAGACGACAGACGGGGCCTGACCCCTGATTCCTGACGCCTGCCTCCTGTGCTGCGGGTGAGGATGCGATGAGCCTAGAAGTCGCCAAACTGATGGCCAGCTACGGGCTGGATGCGATGGATTACTACACCGGGCTGCGGGATGTTGAGCGTGCGGCGCACGACAACGCGCAGAAAGTAGCCGGTGCGTATCATGGCATCAACTGGGGCAACGCGACCGCCGGTCTGAGCGGCGCGATCGGCAACATCACGGGCAGCCTGGGGCGCATCGCAGAATTTGCCATCGGCGGCGTGCTGGTGCAGGGGATCGAGAAGCTCGCCGGGGCGGTGGTGAGCCTGGGGCGCGAGGCGCTGGGCGCGGTCGGCAGTTACGAGCGGCTCAATATGTCGCTGGAGTCGCTGATCGCCCGCGAGCTGCGCAACGCCAGCGCCGTCACCGAGACGGTCAAGATCGGCCAGCAGCGGGTGCAGCTCACCGAGCAGGAAACGGCCAAGCTGGCCGACCTGGGGCGCGAGCGGGAGCTGCAAGCGGCCAAGCTGCAAGAGGAGACCGAACGCCATCGCCAACTGACGCTCAAGTGGGGCGAGGAGGGCCTGGCGGTCAAGACGCACGCCGCGCAGATGGAGAAACTGCGGGCGCAACTGGGCGAGACGACGGCGGAATACGCCAAGCTGGCCGGCAAGCAGGGCCAGGTCGTCGACATCACGCAGACCAACACCACACTGACCAAGACGCTGGCGGAGGTGCAGGGCGAGGCGGCTATCAAGGCCAAGGAGCTGGTGCGTTGGACGGAGCTGCTGGCGATCAACAGTCCCTTCGACCAGGAGGGCGTGGCGGCGGCCTTCAGGATGGCCATGAGCTATGGCTTCGTGGCCGACTCCATGGACGCCAACGTGGTGAGCGCCAAGCGCCTGACACAGGCGATGATCGACTACGCTTCCGGCAGCGGGCAGACCAGCGAGGCGATGAGGCGCATCAGCCTGGCGCTGGGGCAGATCCAGGCGCGCGGCAAGCTGGCCGGCCAGGAGGTGATGCAGCTCACCGAGGTCGGCGTCAACGTGGATGCGATCCTGGCCAAGGCGTTCGGCAAGAGCACGGCTGAAATCGTGCGGATGCGCGAGCAGGGGCTGATCCCGGCCGACAAGGCCATCAAGGCCATCGTCGAGAGCCTGGAGAGCGACTTCGGCGGCGCGGCCAAGAAGCAGACGCAGACCATCTCCGGGCTGCTCTCATCGCTGGAAGACATCAAGAAGATCGGGCTGCGCGAGCTGTTCACGGGCGTCTTCGAGGCGCTGAAGCCGCTGGCGACCGGCATGGTGGATTTGTTCAGCAGCCCGGCATTCCTGGCGCGGGTGCACGCGTTCGGGCAGGGCATCGGCACGGCGCTGACGACGTTCATCACGCAGGCGCAGGAGGTGATCGGCTTCATCCAGCGCGGCGAGCTGCTGCTGGCGATCCGCTCAGCGTTCGGACCGGAGGCAGTGCTGCCGATCGGCACGCTGGTGTTGGGCGTGCAGCAGAAGTTCAACGAGCTGAAGGCGGCTTTCGATACCGGCGGCTGGCCGGCCGTGGGGCAAAAGCTGATCGCCTACCTCGGCCAGGCATTCACCGACTTGAGCGCCTTTGTGACGGCGAACTGGCCGACGTGGCAGACGCAGATCGGCGGCGCCATCAATCGCATTTGGGCCGGCATCACGGCGTGGTGGGCGACCAGCGGGCAGGCGTTGGCGACGACCGTGTTGGGGCAGATCGGCGCGTGGCTGGTGGCGTTGGTCGGGCAGATCTGGACGGCGCTGCCGGGCTGGATCGCGCAGCTCAAGAGCGCCATCGGCGGGCTGTGGGCGGCGTTCTCAGCGTGGTGGGAGACGGGCGGCGCGCAGTTGACGACCGACGTGCTCGGCAAGATCGTGGGTTGGATCGGTACGCTGGTAACGGCGCTGATCGCCCAGCTTCCGGCGCTGTCGCAGACGCTGCTCAATGTCATTGGGGCGCTTTGGAAGGTATTTGCAACGTGGTGGGATACCGGCGGCGCGCAGTTGGTGCTCGATACCATCGGCAAGATCGCCAGTTGGATCGCCAACCTGGTCAGCACCGTGGCGGCGCAGTTGCCCTCCTGGGTCGCCCTGCTGGGCAAGATCATCGGCGATCTGTGGGGCACCTTCGCCAAGTGGTGGGATACCGGCGGCAGCCAGTTGGCGCTCGATACCATCGGCAAGATCGCTGCGTGGCTGGGCAGTCTGCTGACCTCCCTGTTGGCCTCGCCCGTGACCACAGATGCCAAGTTCAAGAGCCTCGGCGACAAGCTGTGGAACAACTTTGTGACCTGGTGGGACACGGGCGGCAAGCAGTTGACGGCCGACACGATCAAGCAGATCGGCGTTTGGGTGTGGGCCGTGCTGGGCGAGTTCGACAAAAAGAGCGTCGAGTGGGGCAAGGCGACCGCGGCCCGGCTGCAAACCATGTGGCAGAACGGCCTGGATGCGTGGGCCGTCGAGCGCGACAAAAACAAAGCGGCGCAGGCAAAGGCGCTGGAGACCTGGTGGCAGGGCATGTTGGATGCCTGGGCGGTGGAGCGCGATAAGAATAAAGCCGCGACCGCCAAGTCGATTGCCGACTGGTGGACCGGCGTCATGGCCGAGGTTGACAAGCTCGTGGCGTGGGATAAGCAGTTGACCAAGGCCAGCCAGGATACCATCAAGGGCTTTGTCGATGGCATCGCCGCCGAGTTGCGCGAGGTCGAGAAGGCGATCAAGGCGGTGGCAAAGCAGGTCGTAGACGCGATCCCCAACCCGACGCAACTGCTCTATAACGTCGGGCGCGACATCATCGCCGGCCTGGCGCAGGGCATCATCGACATGAAGGACCATCTGCTGCGGCGGGCGCAAGAGCTTTTTGATGCCTTGCCGGTGTGGGCGCGCAAGATCTTGGGCATCAGCTCGCCGTCGAAGGTGTTCGCGCAGATCGGCCAGGACATGATGGCCGGCTTCGCGCTGGGTCTGACGGCGGGCGCCGTGCCGGTGCTCGGCAGCATCAGCAATACGATCCAGGCCATCATCGCGGAGTTTGCGGCGCTGGCCGGCTGGGCGGCCGCGCCAAATAGTGGCTTTGGCAGTGCCAGGGCGGTGCTGGAGCCACTGAGCGACATGCTGACCGATCTGCAGGGCATCCTGGAGGGGCTGGATGCCCTGGCAGAATTTGTACCCCGGGCCAACCTGGCGGCGAAAATTGCGCCGCTGCTCGAAAGCGTTAAGGCCATCGTGCGCGGCTTCGCCGAGCTATCCGGCTGGGCGGCGGATCCGGCGCACGGCTTCGGGGGTGCGAAGGCGGTGCTGGCCCCGCTGGGCGAGATGCTCGAAAGCCTGGTCCCGGTGCTCGACGCTGTAACGGCGCTGGCGGCCTACGACACGGCGCTGGCCAAAACGCAGGCGGGGGCCGCGCGCGTGATCGAGGCGCTCAAAGTGGTCATCGGCAAGCTGGCGGAGCTGAATCGGACGCTGGATCCCGCCGCACTGACGGATGCGCTGGATTTAGCGCGGGTGCTGGGGCTGCTGGCCGAAGGCTTGGCGGCCGTGCCGACGCTGCTAGAGACGATCGACGGCGCGCTGAGCCTGAGCGAGCGCCTGCTGCGCGGCTTTGTAATTCCTGACATTGCGCAGTTGCGGCGGGTGGGCGCGTTTATTGCTCAACTGGTAACGGTAGTGGGCGAAGCGGCCGCGTTGGTGGATGATGAACTGCGCGCGGCAGCCATCCAGCTTGCGGAGAGCGTGGGGCCGGTGCTGGCGATCGTCGGCGACGCCCTGGATGCGATCGGTGACATAGGCGCGTATGTCCGACTGAGTCCGCAGGCGTTTCTGCTTTTGTATCTCAACACCAACCAGATTGCCAACTTCATATCGTTGCTCATCAACTGGCTGGGGCAGAACGGGGCCAGATTGGCAGCGAGTTTACTCGAAGCTGCGCAACGGTTGGTGGAAGCGGTCGGGCCAGCGTTGGCGCTGGTCAAAACGGCCATTGATGCGATCGGTGACATAGGCGCGTATGTCCGACTGAGTCCGCAGGCGTTTCTGCTTTTGTATCTTAACACCAACCAGATTGCCAACTTCCTATCGTTGCTCATCAACTGGCTGGGGCAGGCCAGCGCCGCGTTCAAGGTGGGTGTGCTGGCGGCAGCGCAACGGTTGGTGGAAGCTGCCGGGCCAGCGTTGGACGTGATCTGGTTGACGCTAAGGATGATCGAGACGCTCGGCGCTTATGTTAGGCTGAGTCCGCAGGCGTTTGGCATCCTGCATCTCAACACCATGCAGATCGGGAGTTTTCTCAGGGTGCTCGTCGACTGGTTGGGCCAATGCGGAGCCACGTTGGCGCTGGATGTGCTGGCGGGGGCCAAGCGGCTGGTGGATGCAGCCGGGCCGGCGTTGGCGCTGGTAAAAACGGCGCTGGACGCCATCGGCGCAGTACGTGAATACGTGCCACTGCCCAGCCTCAACGCAGTCGATGTGAGCCTGCAACAGTTGGTGACGTTCATCAAGCGGCTGGTGAATTTGCTCGGCACGGCCTCCGCGATGATCACCGAGGACGTGCTGACCGCGGCGCAAAAGCTGGCGGCGGCGGGGTCGGCGCTGGGCATCGTCAAGTCAGGCGTCGACGCGCTGGTGGCAATCAAGGATTATGTGCCGCTGGCCAGCCTCAATGCGGTGGACAAGAGCCTGCAGCAGTTGGTGACGTTCATCAAGCGGCTGGTGAATTTGCTCGGCACGGCCTCCGCGCTGATCACCGACGAGCTGCTGGCGGCGGCAGCCAAGCTGGCGACCGCGGCGGGGCCGGCGCTGGGCATCGTCAAGTCAGGCGTCGAGGCGTTGACGGCGCTCGGAGATTATGTGGCGCCGGCGGCGCTGGCGGTCGATGCCTTCGTGGCCGATGTGGGCCGGCTGGTGGGCCAGCTGGCGACCTGGGCGGCGGGCAACCTGACCGAGGCGCTGGTCAAAGCGGCGCAGGATTTCGGGGCAGCCACGGCGCATTTGTTCAACGGGCTGGGCAGTGCGCTGACCGCCTTGCGCGGCGTAGTAGAGTATGTCGGACCGACCGAGGACGCGCTGAGCCGCTTCATGGCCGATGTTGAGGCGCTTGTGGGGCAGTTGGCGACGTGGGCGGCGGGCAATCTGACCGAGGAGGCGGCCAAGGCGGCCGGCTTCTTCGGCACGGCGGCGGGCGCGCTGTTCGGCGGGCTGGCGAATGCGGTCAGCGTCTTCAAGGATCTGCAGAGCTATATCCCGGTGCTCAACAGCCGCATCCAGGGCTTCCTGGACTCCGTGACCTACGCGTATAACCTGATCCAGACCTATGCGGCGGGCGCCGGTGTCCAGGCCGCTACCGCGGCGACTACAGCGTTTGCGACGGCGGCCGGCGGGGTGTTCGGGATGCTGGGCACGGCGTTGGGCGTGGTCAAGCAGCTCACCGACGGCGCGGCCAGCTCGGCGCTGACCTTCAAGATTCGCATGGCGGATCTGATCGAACGCATCTCGGGCACGCTGCACGCCTGGCGGGAATACGTGGCGCAGGAGGATCTCGTAAGTTGGCTCCCGACGGCGGCGGAGTTTGGGACGGCGCTCGAACAGGTGTTCGGCGTGCTGGAGCGGGCGCTGAATCTGTTCACGGCGTTGGGCGAGCACGGGCTGCCCAGCATGGCGCAGTTCCAGGACTTCCTGGATTATGTGGCGGCGGTCATGCAGTCGATTGCCGGCGGTCTGGGCGGCGGCGGGGATGCCGAGAGCCTGGGCGAGGGACTGGGCAGCGCCATCGGGCACGGCATGGCGCTGGGCCTGTTGGGGGCGACCGCCGAGGTGCAGGCGGCAGCGCGCCAGTTGGCGCTGGCGGTGGAGCCGGGGCTGGCGGGGCTGCTGGGCGGCAGCTACACGGTGACGAGCGAGCGGCGGGTGGTGGTGGAGTTCACGGGGCAAGCCGGCGGCGGCGTGCCGTTGGACCCGGCGCAGTTTGAATTGCTAAAATCTGCCCTCGCCTACGAAATAAGAATTGGAGCGTGAGATGAGCCAGGTGACGGTGATCGTACCCAGTCGCAACGAACAGTTTTTGACGGCGACACTGCGCGATGTGCTGGCCAAGGCGCGCGGCGACATCGCCGTGTACGCCATGCTCGACGGCTACGAGCTGCCGGCGGCGGAGGTCATCGACGATCCCCGGCTGACCTATCTGCACCTGCCGGCGCAGAGCACCACCCAGAAGCGCCACGCCATCAATTGGGCGGTCGAACTGGCCGATGGGCCGTACATCATGGCGCTGGATGCGCACTGCCTGGTGGCGGAGGGCTTCGACGTGGTGCTGGCGGACAACTACGAGCCGGACAGCGTGATGATCCCCCGCCGGCATCGCCTGGACGCCGAGAACTGGTGCCTGCAGACGCAGAGCGACGACCGGCCGCCGATCGACTACGAGCACACCATGTTTCCGTTGAAGTTCAATCCGCTGGGGCTGCACGGCTTCCGCTGGGACGCCCGCACGCTCGAACGGGCCGAGATCCCAATTGACGAGACGATGCACTTCCAGGGAAGCTGCTGGTTCATGGCGAAAAGCTGGTTTGCGCGTTGCGGCTTCATGCAGATCGAGGGGTATAGCGGGTGGGGCCAGGAGGCGGAGGAGATCGGGCTGAGCACCTGGTATCACGGCGGGCGCGTGCTGACCAACAAGTTGACCTGGTATGCCCACCTGCACAAGGGGCCCAAGTACGGGCGGGGCTACTACATGAGCAATGCGTCGGTGCACGCCTGCAACGCCTACGCCTACAATCTGTGGGTGCACGAGCGGCGGGTGTTCTTCGAGAAGTTCATCGAGCGCTTCTGGCCGATACCGGGCTGGCCTGACGACTGGGAGCGGAGGCTGTATGGCTGATCCGCTTTTGACGCTCTACGGGCGTTTATGCGGAATCCATTCCGCATAAATACAAGTTAGACCGGAGCTTAGATCGTGGGTAACGTGACACTGTACAACGAGGATGCTTTCGATGTCATGGCACGCCTGCCAGAAGCCAGCGTCGACCTGATCGTAACATCGCCGCGCTACAACGTTGGCATGGACTACGGAGAGCTTTCCGATGACACCGACTGGCCGACCTACTACGCCGAGATGGAGCGATTCTTGACGCTGAGCTATCGCCTTCTGCGAGACGGCGGGGTCATTGCCATCAATGTTCCGAAGGAGGTTCGGTTACGCCGTGACTCCATCGAACAGATCGGGAGACGGGTTGAAAAGATCGCCGTTCGGGTCGAGCTTATGTGTGAGCGACTTGGATTCTTGCCACGAGAAGCGATTGTCTGGGTAAAGGGCAAAGAGGATACCGGGCCGATAGCAACGTCCTACGCCATGGGGTCTGATAACAATATCTATGTTCGCCCAACCTGTGAAATGATCCTACTTCACAGCAAAAGCAGATACTACTACGACAACGGCACGGGCAGGCGGGGCACGAAGGACGTGCCCTTCCTGGATGAGACCAAAGACGTTTGGTGGAACGTTCCCGCCCGGCAGAACGGGCATCCGGCAGCGTTCCCGGTCGAGATACCGCAGCGTCTTATCCAGATGTTCACTTGCCTGAAAGATGGCGCCAGGATTCCCGTTGTGCTGGATTGTTTCATGGGGTCGGGGTCTACCGGAGTTGCAGCCGTTCGCACTGGCAGGGATTTCATCGGGTGCGAAATCAATCGCAGGTTCTTCGAGAATGCCAGGGGTCGTATTGCTGGAACTGCGCTTCAATTGCCGCTCCGATCTAACAACGAAATGAAGCTGACCCGAAGTGGGTTCTCTCGCAGCGAAGTTGACTCCCCGGATGGGCCGCTGTTCGTCTTGCCGGTTGGGTGACGGGCAGCTTATTTCAACCGTTATCCGGCAGAGGCAACGTGAGTAACGAGACACTGATTCATGGGAATTGTCTGCAAGTCATGCCAACCTTGCCGAGCGCGAGCTTTGACATGATCTGTGCTGACTTGCCCTACGGCACGACGGCGTGCTCCTGGGATGTGGTCATCCCATTCGAGCCGCTATGGGCGGAGTACAAGCGGCTGATCAAGCCCAGGGGCGCTATCGTGCTGTTCGGCTCGCAGCCGTTCACCAGCCTACTGGTATGCAGTAACCTGGCGTGGTTCAAGTATGTTTGGGTTTGGGAGAAGTCACGGGCCACGGGCCATCTGGATTGCAAGCGTAAGCCATTGAAGAAGCATGAGGATATTTGCGTGTTCGCACCCAATGGACACACCTACAACCCGGTGATGAAACGGGGCACGCTGCACAGCCGGGGCGGGGCCAGGACTGGCCCCGCCCAAGTTTACGGAAAGTTTGCGGATCGTCAAACCACCGAAAACGCCGACTACTACCCGACTTCAATAGTTCCGTTTTCGACGGTCATGATTCCCGAACATCCAACACAGAAGCCGGTCGCCCTGCTGGAATACCTGCTTCGCACGTACACGAACGAAGGCGACGCCGTGCTTGACAACACAATGGGCAGCGGCACGACGCTGGTCGCCTGCATCAAGACGGGACGCAGCGGGACGGGGATCGAACTCAGGCGGGATTACTTCGAGATTGCTGAGGAACGGTGCCGGAAGGCTCGGCTCCAACCTCCTCTGACGGATAACCAAGAAATGAAGCTGACCCGAACAGGGGCAGCCCGTAGCGAAGTTGATTCCCCGGATGGGCCGCAGCCCGTATTGCTGGAAGTGTGACGGGCAGCTTATTTCAGACGTTAGATGGAGAAATGGGTAGATGACGCCTGATCTCACGGTGCTTTACTACACGGCCAACGTGATCCGAGAGCCGTTCGGGGCGCTGGTGCGCCAGAAGCTCTTGGGGGCCATTGGCGATCTGCCGCTGGTGAGCGTGTCACAGAAGCCGCTGCCGGGCTTCGGCGAGAACATCTGCGTCGGCGAGATCGGGCAGCAGTACATCAACATCTATCGGCAGCAGTTGATCGGCGTGCGGGCGGTGCGCACGCCATACGTGGCGCTGGCGGAGGATGACATCCTGTATCCGCCGAGCCACTTCACCTGCTGGCGGCCGCCGGCCGACGCCATCGGCTACGACATGCACAAGTGGGCCTGGTTCACGTGGTGGCCGGCGTGCTTCAACCATCCGGCGGTCAAGTGGCCAACCACGGGCGGCATTGCGCCGACGGCGCTGCTGCAGGCGGCGCTGGAGGAGCGTTTCGCCAAATACCCGGACGCTGCGCAGATCAACCTGGGGCACTGGAGCGAGGTGGGGCGGCACGAGCAGCGCCTGGGCGTGACACCGCGGCGGCTGGTCGCGTTCGAGGCGCCGGAGCCGCATGTGGTGGTGTTTCACGAGGCGGCCATCGGCTACCAGTATACCGGCAACCGCAAGCAGCTCGGGGCGTTTCAGGCGACCGAGATTCCGTATTGGGGCACGGCGGCCCAGATGGAGGCATTGTGGCAGACCCCGCTGAGCATGTGACCGATGGCGTGATGGTGGCGAGCCATATCCCGCTGCTGACGCGCTGTTTCGACAAAAGCCAGGGGCCGGTGCTGGAGCTGGGCACGGGCTACTTTTCGACGCTGCTGCTGCACTGGCTGGCGACGGTCAGCCAGCGGCACGTGTATTCGTATGAGAGCCGGGGTGGCTGGTGCGAGCGGGCGCAACGCTGGCAGAGCGAGTATCATCACATCCGCAAGTGCGAAGCGTGGGACGCGGTGGATCTGACTGAGTATCACTGGGGCCTGGCGTTCGTCGATCATAGCCCGAATCGGCGCCGGCCGGTGGAGATCGCCCGGCTGCGTTATCTGGCCGATCTGATCGTGATCCACGACACCGAGCCGGCGTGGGATGCGCAATACGGGTATAGCCGGATCTGGCCGCTGTTCAAATACCGCTACGATTACACGGGGCTGTATCCGAGCTCGAGCGTGGTGAGCAATTTCCGGGAGCTGGCCGATGTACGGTGAGCCGTTGCTTTCGGTGGTGATTGCGATCTACAACAGCCACGAGATCGTGCGGCGCCAGGCGCTGTGGTTGGCGCGCATGGGCCTGGACGCCGACGTGGAATTCATCTTCGTGGACGACGGCAGCCGCCCGGCGCTCGACGTGCGGGATTACCGGCTGCCGGGGCTGCGCGTGCTGCACACCGGCAACCAGTTGGCGTGGACGCAGGGCTTAGCGCGCAACCTGGGGGCGGAGGCGGCGCGCGGCGAGCTTCTGCTGATGACGGACATCGACCACATCTTGAGTCGGGCGGCCATCGAGGCGGCGTGCAATTATCAGGGTCCTAAAATGATCTTCCGCCGGCAGATCGGCATCCTGGACGCGCAGGGCGCTTTGCGGCAGGAGCGGGCGACGCTGGCGGAGTGGGGCTATGTGGGGGAGAGGCTGGACGCTTCGGTGCACGGCAACACCTGGGCCATGCCGCGACGCGACTTCCTGGCGCTGGGCGGCTATGACCGGGCGACGTGCGAGCGGGGCTATCACCCGGCCAGCCGGCAGGGGGATGATTGCTATTTCAACGCCAAGTGGAACAAAGCGCACCGGGGCGAGACGCTGCACACCGGGCCGGACATCTATCTGTTCCCACTGGGGCGGTTCAACGTCAACGGCGCGCTTAACCCATTCGGGTTATTTCACGATCTGCACCAGCGGGCGGAGCGGGCGCAGAAGGGGGATGAGCTGGTGCCGGGCGCGTTCCCGGTGTCGTCATTGGGCAGCGAGGCGAGCTATGAGTGAGCTTGCAATTCTGATCCCCGCACGCAACGAACAATTCCTGGCGCGCACGATCCAAGACATTTTGGAGCACAGCGAGGCCGATACCGAGATCCTGGCCGGCCTCGACGGCGCCTGGGCCGAGCCGCCGATCGAGGATCATCCTCGGGTGACGCTGCTGCACGTGGCGGAGTCCATCGGGCAACGGGCGATGACGAACCAGCTCTGCCGGCTGACCACAGCGCGGTACGTGATGAAGGTCGATGCGCATTGCGCCTTCGAGCAGGGCTTTGACCGCAAGCTGTTGGCGCTGATGCAGGACGACATAACGATGGTGCCGGTGATGCGCAACCTGCACGCCTTCGACTGGGTCTGCCCGGCCGGCCACCGCCGCTACCAGGGGCCGAGCGGACCGTGCACGGAGTGCGGGGCGGCGACGGTGCAGGATGTGGTGTGGATCCCCAAGCGCAATCCGCAAAGCACAGCGTACCGCTTCGATGAGACGTTGCACTTCCAATACTGGAACGAGTTCGGGCGGGTGCAAGCCGGCGACCTGACCGAGACGCTGAGCATCCAGGGCAGTTGTTTCATGGTGACACGGGCGAAGTATTGGGCGTTGGACATCTGTTCGGAGGAGTTCCATTCGTGGGGGCAGCAGGGCGTCGAAGTGGCGTGTAAGACGTGGCTGAGCGGAGGCCGGGTGCTGGTGAACCGGAGGACCTGGTATGCCCATCTTTTCAGGACGCAGGGCGGCGATTTCGGCTTTCCCTATGAGCTGCCGCAGCGCGAGGTAGATGAGAATCGGGAGCGGTCCCGAGCGCTCTTCCAGCGTGACGGCTGGCCCGGCGCAATCTATCCATTCCAGTGGCTGATCGACAAGTTTCAGCCGCCGGGTTGGGTGACGACGCCAGCGGAGACCGGCGAGGCTAAGACTGAGGCTAAGGTTGAGGTTGAGGCTGAGGCAGCGCCGGCGGTCATGGCTGTGGGCGAGCCGACGAAAGGCATCCTCTACTACACCGACAACGCGCTCAACATGCGGCTGGCCCGCTTGTGCCGGGGGTACATCGCGGCGGCGGGGCTGCCGATCACGTCCGTAACGCTGAAGCCGACGGACTTCGGGCGCAACATCGTACTGGCGGAGGAGCGGGGCTATCGCACGCTGTTCCGGCAGATCGAGGCGGGGCTGGCGGCCATGACCGAGGATGTGATCTTCTTCTGTGAGCACGACGTGCTGTATGCGCCGGAGCACTTCCAATTCACGCCGCCGGATAGCCAGACGTTCTGGTACAACGGCCACTGGTGGCAGGTGCGCCTGAGTGACGGGCTGGCGGTGCATTACGACCTGACGCCGCTGGCAGGGCTGGTGGCGTATCGGGCGCCGCTGTTGACGCACTTCCGGGAGCGCAATGCACTGATCGAGCAAAAAAACTTCGGCTATTGGATGGGCTTCGAGCCGATGACGCACGGCCGGGTGAAGTGGCAGAACTGGTACGATTTCGAGGTCTTCCAGCCGGCCGCGCCGAATGTGGATCTGGCGCACCGGGGCAACCTGACGACGAAGCGCTTCAGCACGGAGCGTTTCATCCGTCAACCGAAATACTGGCACGTGGCGGACAGCGCGCACGTGCCCGGCTGGCCGCAACTGGCGGAGCTGCTGGCGCCGCTGCGGGCCGCATGAAACAGTACTTTGACGGCGACGGCGGCTTGACGGTAGCTCTATCCTCCATCCACTGGCTGTCGGACTGGGCACCGGCAGTCAGTGGATGGACAACGCAGGCGCGTATATGCGTAGTCGAAGTTAGGTGATGTATGGCAAATTGGGCGGCTGACTTTCTCGAACGCAATCCCGACCTGGCCGGGAAGGTGCTCACGCGCCATCGCTACGGCATCACCGCGGCGTTGAGCGCGACCGAGCGCATCACGCATTTCGTCGGCAGTCCGGCGCACTGGCAGGACACGAACGGCGTGTGGCAGCCGCTCGATACTGCGCTCCAGGTCATCGGCACCGAGTACGGCGCGCCGGGGCTGGCGACACGCATCGGCCTCGACGGGGCGGTGCGCATCGTCGGCCAGAACCATAGCCACCGCTCGACGCGCGTCGGCATCCTCACGCCAGCTACCAAGACCTTTGTCGGCTATCGCACGATCCCGCTCGGCCATGTTTCCGGCAACCAGATCATTGCAGAGAACGGCATTTGGAAGCGCGTGTTGACGCTGACTGAGAAGGGTTTGCGAGAGGAAATCGTCATTGCCGAGAAGCCCAGCATCCCCGGCGTCAAGCTGTCTGACTGGCTGGTGCTCGAAACGCAGATCACGGGCAGCAGTTTCCCGGACGGCTGGCTGGACGAATTTGAGACCTCCGGGATGCGTTTCCCGCCGCCAAGCGCGCACGATAGCCGTGTGGGGCCAGGCAGCCGCGCTGAGTGCAAACGCTATGCGCGCACGGTCGGCAACATCCAGTATCTCTACACTGGCGTGCCGGTCAGTTGGCTGGCCGATGCTGTCTACCCGGTGACGATTGATCCCGACTACGCGGCGGGCAGCGCCGATGCGTATATATACAACCACGATCTTATCTATTCTACCGCGCGTAGCGACTGCCTTTCCTATGATAACTACTACACCTCCGCAGCCGTAGGACAAACCTATATCGGATACTATGGGGTCTATCGCGGACTGCTGGTTTTCAGCACCAGCGCCATTCCAGACACCGATGTCATCTCGCAGGTCAATCTCAAACTGACCTGCGCCACTGACGTGTCCGATACCGATTTCAACGTCCAGATTGTCAAACAGGATTGGTCGGCGCAGAACCCGCTTAGCTCAGGCAACCAGGAGGCGGCTTACGACAACTGCCTATCCGCCGCCGCCGACGACAACATTTGGCGCAGCACGAGCGGCATCAGCACCGATACGCAATACACCTCTGGCAATCTCGCGACCGCCTGGCCGAGTAAAACCGGCAACACATACTATGGACTGCGCTCGTCTCGCGACAAAGCTGGCACCACCCCGACGGGCGCCGAATATATCTACATCTGCACGCAAGACAATGACACGGCGGGCTATCGGCCGCTACTGGCGATCACGCACGCGGCGGTGGAACCATCGAGTAGTGTGTCGCCATCGGCCAGTCCATCGGCCAGCCCGTCAATTTCACCGAGCCGGTCGCCGTCAAGCTCAGTTTCACCATCGACCAGCCCGTCAATTTCACCGAGCCGGTCGCCGTCAAGCTCAGTTTCACCATCGACCAGCCCGTCAATTTCACCGAGCGAGTCACCGTCAAGCTCAGTTTCACCGTCGACCAGCCCGTCGATTTCACCGTCGCGCTCACCTTCAAGCTCAATTTCACCATCGACCAGCCCGTCAATTTCACCGAGCGAGTCACCGTCAAGCTCAGTTTCACCATCGACCAGCCCGTCAATTTCACCGAGCGAGTCACCGTCAAGCTCAGTTTCACCATCGACCAGCCCGTCAATTTCACCGAGCGAGTCACCGTCAAGCTCAATTTCACCATCGACCAGCCCGTCAATTTCACCGAGCCGCTCACCTTCAAGCTCAGTTTCACCGTCGACCAGCCCGTCGATTTCACCGAGCCGCTCACCTTCAAGCTCAGTTTCACCGTCGACCAGCCCGTCGATTTCACCGTCGCGCTCACCTTCAAGCTCAGTTTCACCGTCGACCAGCCCGTCGGCGAGCGAGTCACCGTCAAGCTCAATTTCACCATCGACCAGCCCGTCGGCGAGCGAGTCACCGTCAAGCTCAAGCTCACCATCGACCAGCCCGTCGGCGAGCGAGTCACCGTCAAGCTCAGTTTCACCGTCGCAATTGCCGTCAAGCTCAATTTCACCATCGACCAGCCCGTCAAGCTCAATTTCACCATCGACCAGCCCGTCGGCGAGCGAGTCACCGTCAAGCTCAATTTCACCATCGACCAGCCCGTCGGCGAGCGAGTCACCGTCAAGCTCAGTTTCACCATCGACCAGCCCGTCGGCGAGCGAGTCACCGTCAAGCTCAGTTTCACCATCGACCAGCCCGTCGGCGAGCGAGTCACCGTCAAGCTCAGTTTCACCATCGACCAGCCCGTCAAGCTCAATTTCACCATCGACCAGCCCGTCGGCGAGCGAGTCACCGTCAAGCTCAGTTTCACCGTCGACCAGCCCGTCGGCGAGCGAGTCACCGTCAAGCTCAGTTTCACCATCGACTAGCCCGTCAAGCTCAAGCTCACCATCGACCAGCCCGTCGGCGAGCGAGTCACCGTCAAGCTCAATTTCACCATCGACCAGCCCGTCGGCGAGCGAGTCACCGTCAGTTTCACCGTCGAGCTCAATTTCGCCGTCGCGCTCACCGTCGAGCTCGACCAGCCCGTCAAGCTCGACTTCACCGTCGCGCTCGCCGTCAAGCTCAATTTCACCATCGACCAGCCCGTCGATTTCACCGTCGCGCTCACCGTCAAGCTCGATTTCACCGTCGCGCTCACCGTCAAGCTCGATTTCACCGTCGCGCTCACCGTCAAGCTCAATTTCACCATCGACCAGCCCGTCGCGCTCACCGTCGCGCTCACCGTCAAGCTCGCGCAGCCCGTCCAGCAGCCGCAGCCCGTCGGCGTCGGTCTCGCCGTCGGTGCCTGTCAGCAGTCAGGTGTTGACGTTCTCGCTGACCGTCGCCGGTACGGAGCGCATCACGCTGCTGCAGCGGGGCAGCCTGCAATGGGTGGATGTGGCCGGCAGCCAGGTGGATACGCTGCGCTTCACGATCGAGGACGTGAGCAACGCCTTCACGGCGGCGGAGTGGCAGGTGGTGATCTTCAAGATCGACGGCGTAGCGCAGTTCGGCGGCTATGTCGTCAAGGCGCAGCCGACGCTGGTGGCGAATGGCAACCATCGCGCCTGGGCGCTGACCTGCGAGAGCTACAGCACACGGCTGGGGCGGGCGCCGCTGATCCGGGGCACCTGGACCAACACCACGGCCGAGGACATCATCGCCGACGCTTTCACGGCCGCGGGCCTGACGGAGTTCAACACCGCGACGTATGTCTCGGCCGGGCCGACGCTGACGACCTTCACGGCCAACGGCGAGCAGCTCACCAGCGTGCTGGAGCGCCTGAAGGCGCTGGCTGCGGAGGACGCCGGCACGGACTGGGAATGGCAGATCCGGGCGGATAAGAAATTGTATTTCCGGGCGGCCAGCGCCGACGTAGCGCCGTTTGGGTTGGCGCTGGTGACGACCGCCGACTGGTCGAGTGACTTTCCGGTGCTGGGGTTGCCGGCGCTGAGCCGGGACGCCAGCCTGATCTACAATCGCATCACGGTGCGCGGCGGCACGGCGCCCTCGGCGGAGATCACGGACACGTTCACGGGCGACGGCAGCACGGTGCTCTTCACGCTGACCACGCAGCCGCTCCGGGACATCGTGCGCATCACCGTCGCCGGCACGCTGCAGAGCCACGGCGTGGACTGGTATGACAGCTTCGGCGGCGGCTATGATGTGCTGGTCAACTACAGCGCCGGCACGCTCCGTTTCCCGGATGCCAGCCCACCGGCCGGGTCAGCGGCAATTGTGGTGGTCTATCGCAGCGACACGGCGGTGGTCGCCACGGCGCAGAGCAATGCCAGCTATACCGCCTACGGCAATCTGTGGTTCGACAAAGAGGTCTCTGATTCAAGCATTACGGCGCTGGCGGATGCGCAGAACCTGGCGGATGCGCTGCTGGAGCAGTACGCCTATGGCAGCGTCTCGGGCACAGCTACGGTGGAGCGGTTCGGCATCCGGGCGGGGCAGCAAGTTTCGGTCAGCTTTGCGGCGCTGGGGCTGGTGGGCGACTACCCGGTGCGCAAGGTGACGATGAGCCTGACGCCCGGCGAGTTCGGCATCCGGGCGACGGTGAATTTCGGCGGGCAGAATGATAGCCTATCGGCGGCGGTCGGCGGTGACGGGGCCGGCGCCACGAGCGCGCCGATCGTGCAGGGCGAGGTGGGCATCGTGCGGGTGCGCAATCGCATCGAGTTGATCGACCCGGCGACGCACTTCACCTCGCCCAGCGATTACGGCAATGCGACGGGCTGGGTGGGGCTGTACGATCCGGCGACGCGCACGGGCAAATGGTTGGGCACGAACAGCGGGGCGCTACAGGCATATCTGGATTCGGACGGCAAAATCAAGGCCAGCGGCGTGACCATTGACGCCTTGGGCATCACGGTAACGCAGGGTAGCATCGTGGTCGGCTCCACCAACAAACTGTGGCTCAACGACGCCACGGATGGGGCCTTGAACATCGGCGGCAGCGTTAAGGCGGCCGCGCCGTTCCGGGTCTCGGCTACGGGTGCGCTGACGGCGACGGGGGTCACGATCACGGGGGCCCTGACGCCCGGCGTGGGCAGCGTCTTGGACGGCACATATTTGTCGCCAGGCACGGTGGCCGCGGAGAAGTTGATCATCACGGCGGGCGGGGCCAATCTGCTGCTGAATAGCACCATGCAGGTAGAGAGCGGCACGACCGGGTGGGCGACGGGTTGGGCGGGCTATAACAACTCAGTCGCGTTGGAACCGTTCACGGCTTACGATGTGCACGTTGCGGGTGGCGTCGATGGTCGCAACTATCAGAGCGTGACCTGGGCCGTCAATAACACAACGGTAAAAGGCGTATACACAACCAGCGTCATTAGCGGCGGTGTGCAGGGCAACTGGCTGGCTAATACGACCTATGTCGTATCGTGGTGGGCCGCGGCGGTGGGCACGGCGATTGGAACGAGCATGGCGCTCTACTGGAATACAGCGCCAGCATCGGAAACCTGGATCGCGCGGCCGAATCTTACTGCGGCATGGCAGCGTTACGTTGCACGCGTCGCCTGGGGTGCCAGCGTTGAAGCCATCGGCGGACTATTTATCAGCATCACTAGCGGCGCGGCAGTGCAAGGCTCGCTCTACATCGATCATGTGCAGGTCGAGCAGTCCGACACGCCAAGCGCCTGGAAGCCGTTTCCGTCCGAGCTAGAGCCGGGCAGCGTCACCGCCGACAAAATCTATGTGGCGAGCCTGGCGGCGATTGTGGTGGACACCGGCGCGCTGAACATGAGCGGCTTCCTGAGCATCGGCGCGGCGGGCGGCATCTACCAGGGCACGTATCAGACCGGCCATGACGGTGATGCGACGTGGCCTGAAACGGGCCTCAAAATCTGGCGTGACGGCGATATCGGGCGTCTGGCAACCTACAACACGCACGTGGCGCAGGTGTACTTCGGCACGGATGGCCGGCTGTACGCGGGCGGCGGGGATGTTAAACTGGATGCGGATGGGATTACATTCACCGCCGATTCGAGCTTTGTGCCCACTTCTGGTTATAGATTTACGGATGGCACCAATATCTTTTCGGGAACTTCGGCATGGACGAGTACATCGGGTAGAGAGATTTCGGTAAGCGTATATCACGCTACAGCAGATGCAATTGTATCTTTAGACTCATCAGTTCCTATAACATCAGCCAAAAAGGCTTATGTCAGGTTGCAAGCAAATGGTAACGCTGGAGTCCAGGCAAGACTATCGCTGTCAACATCTGGAGCTACGCCGGACGCGGCAACCCTTGAATTCAACCTTGTTACTAAACATACTTTCGATACATCGGGAAACTACACTATGGCTGGCGGCGCCATCCGTCCCGCATCCGACAGCACCACGGCGCTGCAACTCGGCAACGCCAGCGGCACGGCGATTGTCACCGTGGACACGACGAACAATCGCGTCGGTGTCAATGGCACGCCAGTATTGCCGCTCGACGCAGGCGGCGCGCTGAATGCGCCAGCTACGTCCGGTACAACGCGTAATGGTATGTTGCGCGTCGGCTACACGGATCGCACGTGGGCTGGCAGCGAACTCAATTTCGGCATCATCAATGACGGCGGGACATCGTATCCCGCATGGATTCAGGCGCAGAAGCCAAACGACCTCTCAGTCTATCGACCGCTGAAGCTCAATCCCAACGGCGGCGATGTAATAATCGGGGCGAGCACGTCCTACATCGGCTTCTACGGCGTGACGGCGGTGGCGCGCGCAGTGCTGGCGACGGGGGCCGGTGCGACAGTGGACAACGTCATCAGCGCGCTGCAAAACCTGGGGCTAGTCAAACAGAGTTAGGAGCAACCATGAGCAAAAGCAGGGCACCAGATGGCGGATTTGTCATCAGCAACGAGGTAGACGAACGCCTGTTTGTCGAGTACATCCGGCAGCGTGACCTCGTGCGCAGCGTGATGGGCGGCGGGGTGTACCCCAACCTGGTCAAGGCGCTGGAAGTGTACGCGGCCTTCGACTTGGCGCTGGCTGAGGGCGGGCCGCTGGCGGATGCCGAACTGCTCGTCTACCACGGCGCGCTGCTGGCACCTATCGCACCCTACATCACCGCGCTGCGCGAGGCGGCGGCGGGCATTGTCGCGACGATGCAGGCGATTGAGGCGGCATCGCCGGGCACGTTTGGGATTCCACTGGGGAGCACAGCATGAGCGAGGCACTTTTTACACTTTACGCCGATGGTACATTCACCGCGCCGGCAGCCCGCAGCGTGGGTGACATGCGGCGCATCTATGCGCGCGTGGCGGAGCTGAGCGCGGGGCTGGAGCGGCAGGTTGACGCGCTGCCACTCCAGCCGCCCGCGCGTGGCGCCGCAGGGGACGGGCCGCCGGAGCAACAGCCGTAGCGCCTGCAAACGGATGGGGTGATGTCAACTACATTACGCATCTGTGCATTTGCGCAGCAGGCGCCGCCAGGCTGCGGCAAAGTGGCCGAGGCTTGGATCGCGGAAGATGGCCGCATGGTGCTCCGCCGGATTTGCACCTTCTGCCCGGATCAGTTGCGTCTGGCGGCGGCGTGGCGGCGGGCTGACGCGCAGGATCTACCGGCGCCGCAGTCAGTAGGGGGCGCTGAGACAGGTTAGCAGTCGGTAGCCCCTTGGGGGCACCTCCCCGTAGACCTGTAACACCGCCGCGGGCGGGTGGAATTGCAGCTCGAAGTTGGTGGCGGCCGCCTCCCCCCGCTCGGTATTGACGACGACACGTGCGACGAACGAGGCGAGCGCGGCGCGTGCCGCCGGTATGTCCTCCGCCTGCAGTTGGCTGCGAATGGCCAGCAGCACGGCCTGTAGATCTTCCTCGGTGATCTCTAGTTGCGTGATCTGTTGCCGGCGCGCCAGCGCGGCATGTTCGGCAGTCAGCGCCGCCAATTCCCCTTGTCGTTGCGTGAGCCGGGCCTGCACCTGTGGCCCGCCGCCCTGTTCCAGACTATCCAACAGCCGGGCGATCTGCGTGGCGAGGCGTTTGCGCGCCGTGACCAGGCGCGCCAGCCGGCCAGCGAGATCGTCGGCGGTCAGGCGGCGGCGCAGTTCGGCCAACAGTTCGCGCATCGTGGCCGGGGTGAGCACCTGATCGAGCACCAGGTTGACCACGGCGCGCTCAATGCGGTCGGCGCCGACGCGGCGCGCCGGGCAATGGCTGCCATCAGGGAGCACGCCGTTGCAGCGGTAGTTGCGCCAGCCGTGGCCGCCTCGGGCCTCGTTGCGGTGGTCGGTCTGGCCGATCAGGGGACTGCCGCACTGGCTACAGTAGAGCAGTCCGGAGAGCAGGTAGTCACTCACGGTGCGCCTCGCTTTGGCGGCGGCCGCGCGGCGGTCGCCCATTTGCGCCTGACAGGCGGCCCAGGTGGCGGGGTCCACCAGCGCCGGCAGCGCGTCGGGAAACTCTTCCTCACCCAACTTCAGGATGCCCAGATAGGTGCGGTTACGGAACATGCTCCAATAGCTGGCTTTGCTGTGCAGCGGCAGCCGGCAGATGGCGGCGATCTCCTGATAGGTGCGGCCGGCGGCGAGCAGCCGAAACGCCTCGCTGACGCGCGGCGCTACTTCGGGATCCGGCAGCCAGCGCGCCGCCATGCGCGGGGTGCCGTCGCGGTGCGTACCGCGCTGGACACGCTCGGCGACGTAACCGGTAGGCGGCGTGCCGCCGGGGGCGTAGCCCGCGGCGACCAGGGCGCGCAGGCCCCGGCGCACCTGGCGGCTCATGTCATCGACAAACAGCCGATCTTTGAGATCGAGCACCGATTCGATGATGGTGGCGAAGGGGCCTTCGGGCACGGCTTCGGTGAGCGAGAGCAGCTCGATGCCGCGGCGACGCAGGTCGGAGCGAAAGTATTGGCGGTCGAGTTCGTCGCGGCCAAAGCGGGCGGGATGCCAGACGAGCACGGCTTGTACGGGCGGCGGGTGCTCGTGGCAGCGTTCGATCATGGCCAGGAAGGCGTCACGGTGGGCGGTGGCGGTGCCGGAGCGGGCGGCGTCGTTGAACTCAGCCAGAATGACCCAGCCTTGCGCGGCGGCATGGGCGCGCAGATCGGCGAGCTGATCGCCGACGCTCGCTTCCTGGCGGGCGCCGCCGGAGTCGCGCGCGTAGACGTAGATGGCGGCGCCGGCGCTGAGTGGCCGGCGCGCCGCGGCCGCGGCCGAGCGTTTGCGGCGTGGCATGTGTGTTGTTCTCTCCCCTGCGCGGGCCAGTACCCAGCCGGCCCGCTCCCTTATGTCGAGTCAAGACCCCATAACGACATAATGTCTATAGTGTGAACACGTATCACTTGACGTAACGGTGCGTTTGCAGTAGTATAGGGGCTAGTCCAGAGTAGCCCAGACGAAAGGAGTGCGCATGGACCCACCCACAAACCGGCGTCAGCGCCGACGCAGCCCTGAGCCAGCCGGACCATCAGTCGATGGCCTTCGGCGCCCGGATGCCGCTCACCGAGTACGGATCCGGCGGAGGAACTCCCGGCGGCTCACCTACAGCCTGCACCGATCATGGTGCGGGCTGTCTTTTTATGTCGAGCGGGCGTTGCTGTGGCGGCGCTGATTGCGCGCGCAATCAGGGACACCCCGGCAGATTGCCCGACCATAGGAAGCTATCCCGGTTGGGATCGTCGGCGCGGATGAAGTAGAGATCGGCCAGGATCAGGGCGTCACGGTCCTTCCACTCCTCGCGGCCGTTGGGATAGCGCACGAGCACGCCCTTGCCGCTTGGCATGGTGGCGCATTTCGCTGAGCCGCCGAGCGCCGTGAAGCCCAGCGCCTTTTGCTCACCCCGCCCGAAGTAGATCACGACGCCGTTAAACAGGCGGCCCGCCAGCGGCACGTAGCTGACGACGGGCGGCGCTGTGGGGCCGGGCGTAGCGGTGGCCGTGGGCCGCACGGTGGCCGTGGGCGGCAACGTTGCCGTGGGCGGCAGTGTGCTGGTAGGTTGCACCGTCGCCGTGGGCGCTGGCGTGGCCGTGGGTGTGGCTGTCGGAGCTGGTGTGGCTGTAACAGGCCGTACAGTGGCCGTGGGCGCTGGCGTGGGCGGCAGCATCGCCGTGGGCAACGTGACGGTCGGCGCCGGCGTGGCCGATGGCGCCGGCGTGGCCGATGGCACTGGCGTTGGCGACGCAGGGGGCACAGCGTGCTGCGCCCCTACGGGCGTGGGCGTGGCGGTGGCCGGCAACGGGATCCAGAGCAGGCCGGCGAATGAGCAGCAACAGCAGAGCAGGCTGCCGATGAGGATCGCCAGCACGCCGGGCAAGGCGCGCTTACCGATGGGGATGCGCCAGGCACGCAGGCGGCGCAGGAAGCCGGGTCTGGCAGATGGCGCGGCCACGGGAGGCGTTGGGGTGGTGGTCACGATGCGAAGCTCCTAGCTCGTGATATTGACGATGGCTGTAACGACTGGTACAATACGAACAGTTGTTCTATTGCGCCCACTGAAGCCGCCATGACCGCCAAACGCAAGCTGGACTACGAGATCGCTGCCGACGCTTTCGAGGAACTCTCGGCGGCGCGGCGCGAGTCTATCCTGTCTGAGCTGCTGCGCGTTGTTCTGCGGCGGCTGCGGCCTGAATGCGGCGGGTCCACTCCTCTACTTCCTCGTCCGTCAACTGATCCAACAGACGAAAGAGCCGCCGGCGCTGATCGGCCAGACGCGCGTCGGTCGCGGCCTGATCCTCCCCCGCCGGTGCGTTGAGCGCCTCAGCTACGGCGAGGGGTTGACCTTCGGTCAGCTCCACCACAGCCGCAAAGGCGGCGATGATCTTGGCGCGGGCGCCGGCCGGCAGGCGGTTGAGGCGTGCGGCCAGTTGCGCGACCTCGCGGGTGAGGGGCGCGTAATCTGCTCGATCTTCGTTGACGACAAGTTGCGTCGAGGGCACCGGTTGTGGCGCCGGATCGTCGGTCGAACCCATGAGATAGCCGGGACTGGTGCGCAGCGCGGCGGCCAGCTTGGCGACCTGGGCGGCTGAAATATGGGGCGCCTGCCCTAGCCGGATCTTGTAGATGTAGTTATAGCTGACGCCCGCCTGGTAGGCCAGTTCACCCGGGCCATAGCCACGCGCCGCCATCAGTGCCTCAAGCCGGTCTCTCCGCACGCCTTCGTTCACGACCTCGATTATATCACGCCTTGTCCACACTGGCGCGAACATTTCTTTATATTCGTAAATTTCCGTATTGACAATCGTAAAGAGTTATGCTATACTCCATACAGTTGATAATGGTTGACAGGAGGAAGGATGAAACGGCTGCAAGAGTGGATGGAGCAACGCGACCGGATGAGTCAGGTAGAGCTGGCGCGGCAGATGAATGTTAGCCAGGCCCTGGTCTCGTTGATGCTCAGTGGCAAGCGCGAGATCAACGAGAATTTTATCGGAGCCTTCTTCCTGGCCTTCGGGCCGGAAGAGACGCAAGCGGTGTTTGGCGAACTGAGTGAGCAGCCGGCGGTTGTCGAGGCGGTCGAGGAGGCGTGACGATGGCTACAGATATTCTCAAACCATTTGAGTACGACGATAGCGAGCAGCGAATCGTCATCGAGCAACGCTTTTCGGAAGCGCAAGGTCTCATGCGCCAAGGCCTCGTCAACATGATTGATGCCGGAGGCAAGTTCGCCGAGATTCGAGATATGCTCCGGCACAACAAACGAGGCGGCTTCGATGGCTGGATTGATGCCAAGCAACTCGGACGCCGCACGGTCTACAAGGTAATCGAACTCCACTCCGTGTTCTCAAGTGTGCAACATGTCGCGCAGTTGGATATCGCAACGACGGCGGCCTACCTCCTCGCCTCCCCTGGCACGCCCGACGAAGCGCGGCAGGAAGCGCTCGAGCGGGCGGCGGCCGGCGAGAAGATCGGCGTGAGCACGGCCAAGACGGTGATCCTGCAACACAAGCCGATCGGCGGCACGCCGGCGGACCCGAACGCGTTCGCCACGCCGGCGCAGCTCCAGGGGGCGGTGCGGTCGTGGCTGGGGCAGTTCGGGGCGAGTGTGCGGGTGCACATCCTGGCGCAGATCGCGCTGCAGAACGACGTGGGGCGGGATCGGCTGCTGCTGCTGGGGGAGTACGCCAAGAGCATGGGCCTGCGCGGGCTGCTGGGGGACCTGAAGAAGGCGTGTGCGGTGGTGGCAGCGGAGCAGGGGTCAGGGGTCAGGAGACAGGAGGCAGGGGACGGGGAGCAGGAGTCAGGGGTCAGGGGTCAGGAGGTAGAGGACGAGGCAGAGCCGGCCGAGCGACCGGAGCCGGAGCGGGGCCGGGCGGAGGGGACGGGGCGGGAGACGCGCTGCAGGATTTGTAACCGGGTGCTGGATGACCCGGATTCGGTGGCGAAGGGCTACGGCCCGGAGTGTGCGGAGAAGGCGCGGGCGAGCGGGAGTCAGGGGTCAGGGGTCAGGGGTCAGGGGTCAGGAGGCGGGGGTCAGGGGTCAGGGGACGGGAGCGGGCTGGTGGCGACGGTGGAGGCGTGGCTGGCGGCGCTGGTGGAGAATGCGGAGCTGGCGGACGACGCCGACGGTAGGCGTACCGTTCTGTACGCGGTGGCGCATCGGCGCCAGAACGGCGGGGCGCCGTTGTGGGCCTCGCTGCGCAAGTTCGCCGGCGACGGCGCCGTGGTGAGCACGGAGACGCAGCGGGAGTTGCTCGCGGCGGTGCGGGTGTTGCTGGGGGAGGAGGAGCCGAACGCAGAAGAAAGAATGCAGAATGCAGAACGGGGGAACGGGGAAACGGGCGCGCCGGGGCGGGTGTCGGCCAAAGTGGCGGCCGGGAAGGTGGCCGAGGCCATGACGATTGTGCCGGGTGGCGGCAGCACGCTGCGCCCAGGGCCGAACAGGGCGGAGATCGCCGAGAGCGCGCGGCTGCTGGGGGTGCTGCGGCGCGCACGGGCGGACGCGGTGGAGTTGCGGGACGGGTTGCTGACGTATGCGGCAAGCCTGCCGGAATACGAGGCGGAGGACGATCCGAGCGCTACGGGAGCGCTGGTGGAGCTGCTCCATGCAGCCGAGAAACTGGTGCAGTTGTTGGAGGCGGTATGAAGACTACTCTTTCACGGCTGGCGGACGAACAGTCTGCGACGGGGCTCGCGTTCCCGCCGGTCGAGTGCTATCACGAGGTGGCGCGGCCGGGGCTGTATGAGGTACATGCGTGCGATGCGCTGCTGTTTGATGGCACCGAGGCGAGCCGCTACCCGTGGGCGCGGCAGGGCTGGACGGTGGACGCGCTGGTGCGGGAGGCGGAGGCCGGCGATGCAGGTCAGTGAGATGTTGGCGGCGGTGCAGAGTCTGCGGGCGGCGCTGGCGCGCTTCGAGGGCGAGCTGAAGCGGCAGCAGGCACTCGCGACGGCCGCGGCGAGCGTGCCCGGCGCGTATCAGGCGCCGGTGGAGCAGTGGTATGTGCCGGCTGGCGAGGGCTGCGTGGCGTATGGCGCAGCGGATGCGGCGGAGCCGCTGGACGCGGACGCGCAGAGGTAGGCCGATGGCGACGACGATGCAGCTCGGGGTGTTGGCGGATCTGGTTGAGGGGCGGGCGCGGCGCATGTGGCCGGGGCGCTGGCCGGAGCGGGTGGCGGCTGAGCTGGCGGAGCTGGAGGCGGCGGATTGGGCGCCGCTACTCGCGGCGGTGGCCTGTCGGCGGACAGGTCGGCAACGGAAACGGACTGCCGGCCCACCGGCATGAAAGAAGCCCACTCGTTTGCAGCGGGTGGGCCTCGGGTGGACGCCCTGGGTGGGGCGTCAGGGAGAGAGCACAACATGGCTACTATAGCACAGGATCCCCCACGGGTCAATAGACAAATCCGCCGGCTAAAGCCGGTGGCGCAGGTCGAGTTCCGCTGGCCGGGTTATGACCCGCTGCAGGCGTTGCGCGACTACGAGCCGACGCCGCTGGACCGCATCGTGTACACCGACCATGCGGGGGCGCTGCCGCATGTGTCAGGCGGCGATCTAGGGGCGCTGAAGGCATGGATGGACGATTATGACCTGGTGCTGTTTTGCACGCCGTCTATGGTGCGTACCACGCGGTACAAGGGCCGGTGGGCGGGGGTCTACACGCTGACGATCGGGATGGAGGTAGCACGATGACGGTGAAGTTGATGACGGCGGCGTTGCGGGTGGCGGCGAGCCTGGCGGAGGCGCGGGCGGATCTGGCGCGGGCGGTCATGGCGTCGGTCAAGGCCGAGCGGGCGTTGGTGGCGCAGCGAGCGCTGCTCGAGCAGGGGGCGGTCGAGGCGGCCGGCGGCGAGAAGGGCCTCGGCCCGAATAAGACGGCGCAAAAGCGGGCGTTGGCGCTGGCCGTGGCGGCAGCGCCGGCGTTGCAGGCGGCGGAGGAGCTGGCGCTGACGTGTGCGCTCGATCGGCGCATGTGCGAGGTGGATGTGCTGACGCTGCGCGATCAGCTCGACATCCTGCTGCAGGCGCTGGCGGGCGGCGTGCAGGAGCTCGACGAGGAGCTGCTGATGTGCCAGGCGGGTTTCGACTTTGCCGAGTTTGATCTGGCGGAGGAGGCGGTGCGATGAAGTGGAGTGATTTTGAGCACTACCTGAAGGGCGAGCACCTCGGCGGCCGGAAGGTCATCGTGGTGATTCGGGAGATTGTAGTCGAGGAGCTGCACGGCCAGGGACAGGTGGAGCAGAAACCTGTCGCGTATTTCGTCGGCAAGCAAAAGGGCCTGGTGCTCAGTCCCACGAATCAGCGCGCATTGCGGGCGCTGTTTGGCGATGATGTGAGCCAGTGTCGGGGCAAGACGATCACGCTGGAAGCGCTGCCGATGCGGGTAGCGGGGCGTGAGACGCTGCCGATTCGCATCAGCGCAGCGCCGCAGGCGGCGGCTTCCGAAAATCAGCCGGAGCAGGGCGAGGCATAGATGGACACCTGGACGCTGCCGGTTTTTTTGCGGGTGGTGAAGGGCGCGCCGTTGGCGTGTTTGCTGGCGCTGCGTTGGCTGCGGCGGCCGGCCGGGGTGCTGGAAATCTCTGAGATCACGGGGATCGAGCGCACCACGGTGCGGCGGGCGTTGCGCACGTTGGCGGCGGACGGCATCCGGCTGGCGGAATCGCCCGGCGGTTATGGTCAGTGGCGGCTGACGGCCGTGGCGGTGCAGTTGCCGCTATTCACGCCGGATCAGCTTGCCGCAGGCAGCGATTTGGAGGAAAAAAACCTCCAATTTCACAGTAGTAGTAGTAGTTTAATTAACCATTCTCCTGAAGAGGTTAAGGTTAAACTACTACTACTACCCCGGGGCGATTTGGAGGAAAAAAACCTCCAATTTGCCCCGGAGGTCGTGCGCCTCGCCGAGATCCTGGTGCAGCGCACGGGGTGCCGGCGGGAGCGGGCCCAGGCGGCGGTGGCGACGGCGCTAGGCTCCGACCCGGAGCACGAGCACGGGCTGTCGCCGGCGGAGGTGGAAATCGAGATCATCTCCTGGACGCGCTATTGCGCGACGGCCAAGGGGATCAACAATCCGGGCGCATTTGTGACGGCGAAACTCAGCCGCAACGAGCCGGCGCCGGAGAATGTGGATCTGGGGAATTACACCCAGGACTACTGGCGGGTGCAGCGGTTGCGGAGCCAGGAGTCAGAGGACAGGGATCAGGAGTCAGAGGACAGGGATCAGGAGTCAGAGGACAGGGATCAGGAGTCAGAGGGAGAGGATACATGATTACGGCAATCGTTCTCGTTCTCGCGCTGCTGGCGGCGACACCAGCACCGATAACGGCGGAGCTCTGGTCAGCCCCGCCGTCACATGATCGTATCGGAGCGTCCGTGTCGGAAGCGTCCACCCAAGCAAACGTACAGACCGGCATAACGATACCGGACTGCACGCCGACGCCGAAGCCGACGCCGGCTGCGACGCCGACGCCCACCCAACCGCCGAACGCGGTCGGGCTCCGCTCGTTGAGGGCGAGTAGCAGCATCAGCCTCCGCCCCGTCGCCTGGCCGACGCCAGTAGTGACGCCTACGCTAGAGCATCTCTCCGGCCCGAACGTGTTCGACGTTGACGGGACGCTCTACTCCGGTTTTCTATACGCGCTTCACAGCAGCGCCGCGCCGGAGATCACGCTGTGGACTGATACCGCCAACGTTACGGAGGTCAACGGGCCGATGATCTGGGCCACCGCGGGCGCGGCGCTCAAACTGGCTCCGACCGGCTCGGAGTCGGTGCGCATGTTCGGCATCGTCTATCGTGGCGTCCACGAGGGCGCGTCAATCGCGTGGCAGGCTGACGGCGGAGTTGGCGGCACCGTCACGGGTGCGCGCCCGCTGGCGAGCCGTGACCTATGCGCTGGCTCAGCGCGAGAACCTAACGACACGGCCAGCACGGCTACGCCGCTGTATCCCGGTGTACCGCTGGACGATTCGCAGATTATGACCACCGATATCGTCGATGTCTTCCACCTCGTGCATACGCCGCGCTACACACGGACGCTGACGGCCATTGGCGCGAGCGGGGTGTATCCTGTAATCCTGCTCTACCGGCAGGACAGCGCCGGGGAGTGGGTGAAATTCGACAGCATCGGTAACGGCAAGCTCCCCGTCGTCTGGGACGACATCTCGGAGGATGGCGACGTGATGGCCGAGGTGTACGCGTCGGGAAGCATCACGGGATGCCGTGACTACCGTATCGAGTATCGCGAGTTACCGCCAGCCGTATGGGGGCTGTATCTACCGTTTTTTGTTAGTGGCAACTAGCGGGCTGCAGAACCCGCTTTGCTAAAAGCCGCTCTGCCTGCACCGCAACCGTTCTCAAGCGATCCCGGTGTAGGCAGGGACGGCCTATCACAGCAATCGCCGCCCGTGGGGCGTGTTAGGCGGAAGGATTCCGCATAAATACAAGTTAGGCCGGACTGCCGGTGAGGATGGAAAATAATGATCAGCGCAATAATCCCGCTAGAGAGAGTCAAAATCACGCTGGAAGGCAAGGGATATGAAGTGCCGACCGTAGTATACTTTGATCGGAGCAATATTCAAATAGCGTTTGGTGAAGGTGAAATTGTCTCATTTGAGTTTGCCCTGATCGATGGGAATTTGCGAATGGTGACGCGCAGTTTCGTTGATGACAAGGTCAACGTTGAAGTTGTCACCGTGGCGTCCACTTGACTCGCCACCGGGCGAGCAGATGGAGTATCCGATGAGCAAAACATTGCAGATAGTCACCGCTTACACAGCGGAGCAGCCGGCCGTGGCGCTTGTGACGGCGCTGGCCGAAGCATCCGATATCTCGGATGCGGAATATCGGCAGATCTACCAGCGGCTGGCGGCGGGGCGGAGCTTGCGGGAGATCAGGCAGGCGTTGGGCGGCGACGCCACGGTGAGCATCGCCTGGTGGGGGCGCTATGCGGATCCGGCTAACGGCGTGGTGCTGAGCCGGGCGCGCAAGGACGAGCTGCGGGCCTGGGCCAGCCGCAATGGCGGGCCGGCGCTGCCGCCGTTGCCGCCCACGGTGGCCGAGGCGGTGGCGGCGGGGGTCCATGCAGACGCCGCGGTCTACCGAGTGGGCGCCGAGATCGTCAACCGGGTGGTGCTGGTGGGCGCGGATGTGCCGGCGGTGACGCTGCGGCTGAACGGCAGTGTTGGCGTGGTGGCGGAGCAGGGGCAGCTCAGCACGGGCGCTGTACGGGCCAGTACGGCGCCCAGCCGGCCACGGACGCCGCACTTCCGGCCCTGGCTCGACCGGGAGCCGGGCCGGCGTATTGCGCAGTTGGAGCGGCTGCTGGCGCAGGCCAGGCGGGAGCAGGCGGTAGCAGCGGAGGAGCTGAGATGAGCAAGGTGCCGATAGCCTATACGGCCGCCCAGGCGGTAGCTGTGGAGTTGTGCGAACGGTTGCGGCCGGCCTGTGAGCGGCTGCAGATCGCGGGCAGTCTGCGCCGGCAGGCGGCGACGGTCGGCGATCTCGAGATCGTGTGCATCCCCAGGCTGGCGTGGGAGCTCGATCTGTTCGGCGAGCCGAGCGGCCGGCCGGTGGACCTGGTGGACGTGGCGCTGCGCGAGCTGGGGGGGGTGCGCACGAAGGACGGGCCGCGGTTCAAGCAGTTTGCGTTTCGGGGGCTGCCGGTGGATCTGTTCCTGGTAAAGCCGGAGACGTGGGGGGTGCAATTGGCGCTCAGGACGGGTTCCGCAGATTTCTCCCATTGGCTGGTGACGGCGTGCCGGCAGGGGGGGGCGCGGCCGGATACGCTGTTGATTCGGGAGGGCCGGGTGTGGCGGCCGGACGGGGGCATGTTAGAGACGCCAGAGGAGCGGGATGTGTTCGCGGCGCTGGGGCTGGCGTGGCTGGAACCGCAGGCGCGGGTGGCGGGGCGTTGGTGGCAGCAGGCTACGCGCCGGGCGCCGTTGGCGGGAGAGGTGGTGCCGTGATGTATCCGTGGCCAGGTTGGGCGAGTTACGGGCCGGTGCCCGGCGAGACGCTGTGGTGGGTGAAGGCGATCTGCGTCGGCGGCGTGTTGCTCAATAGCTATCTGTGGTCGCGCATGGTGATCCTGCCGGCCATCGGCCATTACTGGCGCGCGTTGCCGCCCAAAGCCGTGCCCAGCGACCCGGCGCCCACTCGGGCGCCGACCGTGCCGGCGTACCAGGCGCGGGGCAAAGAGGTTGCGGTTCCGGCCGCGGCGGACTTGGCGGTTCCGGCCGCGGCGGACTGGGCGGTTTCGGCCGCGGCGGCCTGGGTTGACGCTGCGCCAGACGACAACGCCGCGCGGGCGTATCGGCTGGCGTGGGAGCGCTGAGATGGGTACAGGCACGCGGATCGTGGCGCTGGTGGTGGCCGGGGTGGCGAGCGTTTTGCTGGTGGTGATCCTGATCAACCACTTCGATCCGCCGGCCGTGCGCAGCCGGGAGTTCGGCGCGCAGCTCAACGACGCCGAGCGCGCGGCGCTGGCGCCTGATTGGACGCAGACTAAGCGGCTGTGGATCCAGGGCGCCGGCGTGGGGGGCCTGATCGTCATCATCGGCGTGAGCTTGGGCATCGCGGGGCTGAGCATCCGCCATCCGCTGCTGGTCAATGACCGGGACGGCGTGTTCCCCGGCACGATCGGCGTGAAGGTGCATGCGCCGGTGGGCAATCACCAGGCGCATGTGGTCAAGGCGGGCGTCTCGGGGCCGCAACGGCTGCCGGCGGCGACATACAAGCAACTGACCCGGCCGCCAGACGACCCACTACAACTCCCGGCGCCCAGCGTCAACGTCGAGCTGGTGCCCTATGAGGTGCTGAAGCCGGATCTCGCCAACTACCCGGTGCGGCTGATCGTAGGGCGCAGCGGGTGCGGCAAGACGAATTTGGGTCATGCGCTGCTGGGCGTGGCGCGCCAGGAGCTACCTGGCGCCGAGTTTGTGATCTGCTCGCTGGTGGCGCACCGCTGGCCGGGCATCCTGTCCGCCAACACGACGGATGGGATCCTGGCGGCGGCGGAAGCGGTGCACGCCGAGCTGCTGCGCCGGGACGCCTATCTGGCCCAGCATAAATTCGTGAATGCGCAGGCGTCCGATTTGCGGCCGTTGATGTTTGTGATGGATGAGGCGCAGAGCGTGTTTGACGAGATGGACGCGGCGATGGCCAGCCGCTTCGAGACGGCGATCAAGGCGATCGTCAATTATGGGCGCAATATGCTGGTGGCGAGCGTGTTTCTGACGCAGACCGGCGACCGCAAAATAATGCCCAAGACGCTCAACGATAACGCCGATGTGTTGATCGGCAATTCGCACGATTGGGTGGCGGCGGCGTTTGCGATCACGAACGAGGCGCTGCGGCGCGAGCTCAACGGCGCGCCCCAGGGGCGCTTTTACAGTTTGCGCCACGGCGCGTGGTGCACGTTCCCGCTGGTCAAAGTGCCGCAGGTTAGGCTGTCGAGCATCTATCAGGCGCCGCTGCAATTGGCGGCGGATGCCGAGGCGGACGGGCTGGGGGCGGCTGATCAGCCGGATGGGGCAACGGCGTCTGCGGCCCTACCCCTACTGCCTACTGACGCTGAGGGGGGGGTATGGGACCCCGCCGGCGTAGGGCGTAGGCCAGTAGGCAGTAGGGACTATACGCTGGCCATCGATGAGGCGTTCGAGCAGCGCGTATGGGAGGTCTGGGACGGTCTGGAGAAGCCGAACTATACGGCGGTCCAGAAGTTGATGTTCCCGGATCAGGAGGACGGCGGCGCGCACTGGAAGGCCATAAAGGCGGTGGTGTTGGCGCGGCGGGAGGCGCAACGCCAGCAGCATCGCCGGCAATATCTGGAGGTACAGGCATGAAGACCAGCATAATGGCATTTGGCTTCGGCTGCGGCTGCGCGCTGGCGCTGCTGCTTGGTAACACGTTGACGGTCGATGATATGGCGGTTGTGCTAGGCGTGGCGGTGGGCGTGGCGGCCAGCGTGCCCGTCAGCCTCCTATTGGTGGCGTTGGTGCAGCGTGCACAACGTCCGCCAGACCCCACGCTGCACCGACTACCCACCGTGTACGTGCACGTCGTTGCCGAGCCACAACCGCTGCAACTGCCAGCCCGGAGGCAACCATGATCGTGCTGGTGCAACGCGCACAGCGAGGAGCTTGACCATGCAACGCGCACTACTTATCGCATTGGCAGTCGCGGTGTTCTTCGCTATGGCGCCGCTGTTCTTTGGGGGCGTCGAAGTAAAAACACCGCCGATCACGCAAACAGCCCGCCAGGAAAGCCACGTTATCGGGTTCTTTGTGATCAACAGTGGCAACCAGACGATTCAGCAGGGCGTGTATCCGCGCCCTGACGCGGGCGGCGACATAGCACTGACCATCGGCTTGCTGCTACTGGCGAGCGGCCTAGTCATCGTCGTGGCGGCTCTCGGTTGGCGCTTCGTCACGGGAGGAGGACGGCGACTATGAAGACCACCGTCGTCGCGGCGCCGCTGTGCTCGCCCGCGCGGGACTGGCTGACCAAGGTCGAGCAGCAACTCGGCGCGTACGGCGCCGCGCGGGCGGGGTTGCGCGTGGCGGTGCGCGAGGTGGACCGGCAGTACATGCGCATCGAGGTCAGCGTCAGCGACGACTATGCCGCCTGGTGCGAGTATCTGTTGCTGCGGCTGGGCTACCAGCGCATCGGCGCGCTGCTCAATCCCAAGAATCAGGTGTGGGCGCAGCGGTATCTTGACCTGGCGGCGGCCGGCGCGTGCTGGCAGCAGCCGGGGTGCAAGACGAAGCTCAAGGGGGCCACGGCCGGCGAGCTGGTGGTCAGTGCGCCGCCGCCGGCGTGGGCGGATCAATCGGACGCCCGGCGGGGCCGGCCGGCGGCGCGTGAGCCGGGCTGGCTGGGTTGGCTGAAGGAGCTGCTATGAGCGACCAACACCGGCATTGCCTCGAACGGGACGGCTATAACGCCCTGCTCGCCGAGCACTGCGAGCTGGTGGACCGGGTGGCAGTGCTGATGGAGCGCGTCGGGAACCTGGAGGCCGAGTTGCGCCGGCTGGGCTGCCAGGCCACGCTAACGCAGGAGATCGTCATCGATATGGGCCACGGCTGGCCGATCGTGCGCGAGCTGGACGCGGGAGAAATAGTAGGAGGAGCGGATGCGGATATGCTGGGGTTGGCTCGGGAACGCGACGCAGCCGGCACTGCCCCCAATGCCGGCTGCTAACCGTGTCGTTGTAGACGCCCCTCACGAGGAGGCCACTAGCGAGGCAAACGCACCAGGCGCGCCGGCGATACTGCCAGCCTCCGGCCGGCTGTATCTGCCGCGCGTGCGGCAGTCCCCCGGTCAGCCGGGGGATTGAGATGCAACCCCTGCCGGCACCACCGCTGCGCGCGGACGTGGTGTGCAGTGACGGTCAGACGTACCACGTCACGGGCCGGGCGGCGGCGATGGTGCTGTGGTTATGTCAAAAGGCGGCGCAGATCGAGGCGGCGGGCAAGGGCGAGGTGGTGCTGAGTTTCGCCGGCGAGCAGATCACGCCCCGCCTGCTGGAGGTCTTCGAGGGTCTCACGACGCGCGCCAATAGGCGGGCTTGACAAGCTGTGGTATGATGTACATAATCAAGTTGTAATAGCAGCATATAGCAAGTGGCGTGCGCCTCCGGTAGGGTCGGGGGCTGGCGCCCAGACCGTCAGCGTAAGCAGCGCGGTCGTTCCTCTCACGAGGGGCGGCTGCGCTTTTTTGTTGGGTGGCGGGCGGCCGCCGTGCGCGGGAGCAGGTGATGCAACAGATCCAACGCGGGGGCCACTGGTTGTGGCGGGTGGTGCAGCCGCCTGACGGCAGCGGCGCACGCAAGGTGCTGGCCGGCGTCATGCTGATCATGGCGCTGGGCCGGCTGGGGCTGTATCGCTCGGCGCTGCTGGCGACGGCGTTGAGCGCCGAGCAATATGGCTGGCTGCTGTTGCTGCTGGGGCTGGCGCTGGCGGCCACGCTGCGCCGGCGGTTGCACCTGGGGGGCCGGTTGGTGGCGGCCCTGAGTGCGCTGTTGTTGGCGGGTATGGCCTGGGATGTGGGGGCGTGGGGCGTGACGGCATTGTTGGAGGCCTGGCTGGCCTATGGGTTGCTGGGCGAGACCTTTACCCGCCATGATTGAGAGCAGCCTGCTGAACACCGGCTCGCTGCTGATGGCGTTTGCGCTGATCACCCTGGTGGCGTTTATGGCGGTGACCGGCCGGCTGCCGCAGAAGGATTCCAACACGGTGCAGCGCATCAAGGAGCTGGAGGCGATCGTGGATCGGCTGATGGCCGACCACGTGCGCGACGCCAACGAGATCACGGCGCTGCAGCAGCAGCTGGCGGTGGCCGTGGAGCGCATCCGCTTCCTGGAGGCGACGGTTACTAGGCGCGAGGAGAAGGCCGGGCCGGAGCGGGTGCTGCTGGCGGTGGTGGGCAGTGACCCGGAGCTGCGGGCGGACCTGGCGGCGTTGCGCGAGGTGGAGAACGAGTGCGGGCTGCTGGTTACGCGCTGCCTGCCGGCGAAGTTCACCCGTTTCGCGGCGATTATGAATCGCTACCGCGCGGACCGCCGGCCGATCCAGTGTTTACATTTCAGCGTGCACGCCAGCGCCGAGGGGACGCCGGCGGTGCTCTTCGAGGATGGCCCGATCACCGGCGAGCAGCTTTCCGGCGTGATGAACGGGGTGCAGGTGGCGATGATCGCCGGCTGCGACAGCGATCTGGTGGGGGATCTGCTGGGCGTCGTGCCCGCGGTGGTGACGTTCCGGGAGCCGATCCGCCACGATTATGCGGCGCTGGCGGCGAAGATCTTCTGGCTGGGCATCGGCTGCGGCGTGACGCCGCGGGAAGCGTATCGCGATTGCCGGGCCCGGCTGCCGGCTGAGGTGGCGGAGTTCTTGGAGTTTCATGGGTAGATGGGGGGGAGCAGAGGCTTGCTGACATGGCGAAAGACGGCGGGTATAGCGCGGAGATGAAGGCGGCCGTGATGGCGGCCCTGCTGACGGGGCAGTCAGTCTCGTCGGTGGCGCGCGAGTATCACCTGCCCAAGGGCACCGTTTCGTCGTGGAAGAAGCGGTCGCCAGAGGTCGCGACCGTCGCGACCCCACGCGACGCAAAAAGGGCTGCGGCAGATACGGCGGAACACGCCGAAGTCGGGGCGCTGCTGATGCAGTACCTGCAGGCGGCGCTGCGCACGCTGAAGACGCAGGTCGAGGTCTTCGGCGACAAAGACTGGCTGAAGAAACAGCCGGCCAGCGAGGCGGCCGTGCTGCACGGCGTGTTGGCGGATAAGACGATCCGGCTGCTGGAAGCGACAGCGCCGCCGGATCCGGGACCGGAAGATCATGCATAGTGCGACGGCGACGACAGGCGCAGGCTTGCGCAAGTGGGCACTGGTGGAAACCGGGCCCTTCCACTTTGCGCGCACAGGCGCGCCACGCACCGCCCGCAGCCTCGATCTGCTCGCCTGGACGCAACGCTACCGGGCCTTCCTGAAACCGGAAATGCCGCTGGATTTTGCGCGGCATCCGTTCCTGGAGGGCATCTACCGCTGCACAGCGCAGCGCCTGGTGGTCTACAAGGCCAGCCAGATGGGGGCCAGCGAGTACGCCGTGAGCTACGCGCTGCACGCGGCCGATATGCTGGCGGCGACGGTGCTCTACGTCTTCCCCACCGACACCCACGTCTCGGACTTCTCCTCGGCGCGCATCGGGCCGGCCATCGAAGCGAGTCCCTACTTGGCCGGCATCGTGGTGGATGCGCGCGGCGTGGACGGTAAACGGGGGGCGGATCGGGTGACGCTCAAGCGGGTGCGTAACCGCTTCCTGTATTTGCGGGGGGCGCAGATCTCGCCGACGGGCATGGCGCCGCAACTCAAGAGCATCGACGCCGACGTGCTGATCCTCGACGAGGTCGATGAGATGGACCCCCGCGCGCCCAGCATCGCGGTCAAGCGCCTGGGGCACAGCCGGCTGGCGCAGGAGCGCCGCATCAGTACGCCGACGTACACCAATCAGGGCATCCATGCGGCGTGGCAGGAGAGCGACCAGCGCGCGTGGCACGTGCGCTGTACGCACTGCAGTGAGCGGCAGCCGCTCAGCATCCAGAATGTGGTGCTGGAGTGGGATGCGCTGGGGCGGCCGGTGCGCTGGCACGGCGGGCCGGCTGAGGCGTGGGCGGCGTGTCGCCAGTGCGAGCGTGCGCTGGAGCGGTTGGGGCCGGGCGAGTGGGTGGCGACCTACCCGGAGCGGGCGATTGCCGGCTTCCACCTGACGAAGCTGTTCAGCCCGACGGCGCAGGTGCGCGACCTGGTTGAGGCGCTGGCCACCACCGACGAGACCAAACGCCGGGAGGCGTATAACCAGGATCTTGGCGAGCCTTACACGCCGAAGGGCGGGCAGTTGACGGCCGAGGTGCTGGACGCCTGCCGCCGGGAGTATGCGCATGGGCCGCTGGCCGGCGTGAAGGCGGTGGCCGGCGTGGATGTGGGCCGGGTGCTGCACGTGGTGGTGCGGGCGCCGGCGGATGCGCGCGGCGAGCTGCGCCAGATCTGGGCCGGGCTGGTGGATACCTGGGATGAGCTGGGCCGGCTGTTGGTGCGCTGCAACGTGGGGCGCACGGTGATTGATGCGCTGCCGGAGACGACCAAGGCACGTGAGTTTCAGGCCACATTGCCCAAGGGCCAGGTCTGGCTGGCGTACTACGTCAATCAGGCGCTCGGCACGAAGAAGAGCGAGCCGGCGACGTGGGATGATGCGAACGGGGTCGTGAACCTGGATCGCACGCGCACGCTCGATCTGACCTACAGCCGCTTCAGCGATGGCAGCAACACGCTGCCGGCCGATGCGCGCGACCTGCGCGACTACTACAGCCATTTGCAGGCGCCGGTGCGGGTGATCGAAGCAGGGCCGGGCGGCGTGCAGGTGGCGGCTTACGTGGAGGCGAGCGCCGATCACCTGGCGCACGCTGAGAATTATTGCACGGTGGCCAGCCTGGCGCACGAGCAGCGGGCGGGCGTGTGGGGGCGGCGATGATGCAGGAGTCAGGAGTCAGGAGTCAGGAGTCAGGGGGCAGGGGGCAGGAGGCAGGGCGGGTGTACGCCGGCAATGAGCTGGTGGCGCTGGGGGCGCTGTTGGAGCGCAGCCGGCTGGCCGGGTCGCTGGGGATGCAGTTCGAGGGCGACCGGGATATGTACACGACGCTCGGTTATCCGCAGACGATCAGCTTCGCCCAGTTCCTCGGCGAGTATCTGCGCGGGGACATCGCGGGGCGGGTGGTGGATCTGCCGGCGAGCGATACCTGGCGCACGGCGCCGGTGGTGGCGGACGGGGAGTCAGGGGACAGGGGTCAGGGGTCAGGGGTCAGGGGCCAGGGGACAGCAGAGACGCCGTTCGAGCAGGCCTTTGCGGCGCTGGATGCGCGGCTGCACGTGTGGCACTACCTGGAGCGCCTGGACCGGCTGAGCGGCATCGGCCGCTTCGGCGTGTTGCTGCTCGGCGCGCACGATGGGCTGGCGCTGGATGAGCCGCTCAAGCAGGGCAGCCTGAAGCGGCCCGAAGATGTGCTGTATCTCTCCGTATACTCCGAAGGTTCCACGCAGATTCTTACCTTTGATCGGGAGCCGCAGTCGGCGCGCTTCGGGCTGCCGGAGACGTACCAGATTCAGCTCGGCTCGCCGGGGCTGGGTTTCGGCGCGGCGGTGGTGCATTGGAGCCGCCTCATCCACGTGGCGGAGGGGCTGACCGAGGATGAGGTCTACGGCCGGCCGCGGCTGGAGCGCATTTACAACCGGCTGCAGGATTTGATGAAGATCGTCGGCGGCGGGTCCGAGGCGGCCTGGCGCGTGATGGATCGCGGGCTACATGCCGACGTGCAGGCCGGCTTCGAGCTGAAGGACCCCGAACAGGTGTCCGACGAGATCGAGGAGTATCTGCACGGCTTGCGGCGCTTCATCAGGACGCAGGGCATCGACATCAAGACGTTGGGCGCGGAGATGGTGGATCCCAGCGGGCTGTTCGGCATCCTGATCAGCCTGATTGCGGCGGCGTCCGATATTCCGCAGCGCATCCTCATCGGCGCGGAGGCGGGCGAGCTGGCATCGAGCCAGGACGCCGCGCAGTGGGCGGGGCAGATCCGGGCACGGCGCACCAAGTTCGCCGAGCCGATGCTCCTGCGGCCGTTCATCGACCGGCTGCTCTGGGCGGGCGCGCTGCCGCCGGCGCAGGGTGGCACGTACACCGTCGCGTGGCAGCCGCTCTTCGAGCTGGACGAGCTGCAACGGGGCCAGGTGGCGGCGGCGTATGCCGGGGCGGTGGCGGCGTTTGCGCCGGTGGCGGATCAGGTGGTGGCGGTGGAGGAGTTCCGGGCCGACTGGCTGGGGCTGCCGGCGGAGTTGCCGGCGGCGGCGCAGAAGCGGGCGGCGGATAAGGCGGCGGCAGCAGCGGAAGCGGAAGCCAAGGCGGAGGCGGAGGCCAGGGGTCAGGAGTCAGGGGGCAGGGGTCAGGAGCCGGGCGACACGGAGGCGGGCGATGGGCAAGAAGAAGACGCCGGGGAAGCCGGGCAAGGGGAAGAAGTGCTGAACGAGGCGGAGCAGCGCACGCTGAGCACGCTGGCCGGCGAGTATGTGCGGGCCTCGGAGTTGCTGGGGACGCTGGTGCGGGATGCGAGTACGGAACCAGGGCCAGAGCTATCTGCGCTTAAAACGCAGATAGGAGGATCCGATGGCGCTGCCTAAGCGGGAGGCGCGCATTGCGCAGTTGATTCTGCGGGGCTTCCAGCCTTCGGTGGCGGAGCGCATTGTGGCCGACTGCGAGCGGGACGAGCAGCGCATCATCCCGGCGGCGGAGGCCGGCTGGCTGGCTGATCCGCAACCCGGCGATGAGGAGGCGGCGCGCCTGTGGTGGTATTGGTCGCCGGATGTGCCGACGGCAATGCGGCGGATCCTCGATGCCAGAGTGATCGAGCGGGACAGGGATCAGGGGTCAGGAGTCAGGGGTCAGGCCGATGCCTAGCCCACTTGCGCCAGCCCTGCCCGGCTACGTGTGGGACAAACGGATGCGGGGCGGCGGGCGCTATCGGGAGGTCACGCCCACGGGGGCGCTGGGTAAACTGGTGAGCCGGCAGCGCATTGTCGACGACTTGCGAGCGATCCACGACGGCACGGCGCGGCGGCTGGGCGATCTGGCAGCAGATGCCGTCGAGGGGCGCATCACGGCGGCGGAGTTCCAGCGGGCCATGATGACGGATCTGAAGAACCTGTACAACGGGAGCAGCGCATTGGCCCGGGGTGGCTGGCGTCAGATGGACCCGGCGAGCTGGGGCCGCAACGGCCAGATCCTGCGCGGCGAGTATGCGTTCCTCGCCGGCTTCGCGCAAGAGATTGCCGATGGCAAGTTATCGCCGGCGGAGGCGCGGGCCAGGGCGGCGCAGTATGTGGGCAAGGCGTATTCCCGCTTCTGGGCGGAGGATGCGCTGCTCAAAAAGGCGAGCGGCGAGTACACGCTGGAGCATTGGAACGATTCCGGCGACCAGCGCGAATGTCACGATTGCGCGGTGCTGGGCAAGCGCAACTGGGTGCCGATCGGCAGCCTGGGCACGGTGCCGGGCGCGGGTGACACGGCCTGCGGGGGGGCGTGCCGGTGTGATATCGAGTACCGATGAGCGAGCCATTGGCTGGCTGGACGGGCGAGGGGCTGGGGCACGGCGTCACGACGACGGCGCTGTATGCCAGGGCTGAGCCGGAGATCCAGGCGGCGGCGGTGGCGTTATGGCAGGCTAATGAGCCGCTGATCCTGTGGGCGGCCTACGGCGGTTGGTATCTGGTGACGAGTTTCGCACGCAAAAGCGAGCCGGCGGGCTGGAGCAGCAACCTGTACATCCAGCGGACGGCATAGCAGTTGGGGGCAGAGGAGGCGGAGCATATGAGCACGATGGTTCCTGATGCGCTGACGCTGGCGCACACGGCGGTGACGGTGGGCAACACCTCGACGGCGGTGCTGGCGGCGAGTGAGTTGCGCCAGTATGCGCTGTTCATCAACGACTCCGACGAGACGCTGTATTTGAGCGCCGACGGCACGGCGGCGGCGCTGAATGACGGCATCCGGCTGAATGCGGCTGGTGGCAGCTACGAGATGAGCGTGCGCCAGGGCAACATTGCGCAGGCGGCGGTGGTGGGTATCAGTACGTCGGGCGGCAAGAAGCTGCTGGTGACGGTGGGGGTGTGACATGCCGCTGACCAATCCTGCGGTTACCAGCGCGCTGGCGCTGAATGCCAATGTAGACGATCTGGAGACCCGACTGACGGCCGCGCGGGCCGGCTATCTGGACAACCTGAGCGCCGGGGCCGTGGCGTTGCAAAGCAGCATCACCACTCTGCTCGATGCGCTGTACGGCGCCAATGGCATCGTGACGTGGACGACGGGCGCGGCGGCGGGCAACGGGGTAAGCCTGGCGGAGGCGCTGCGCTACACCCAGAACTTAGCCGAGGATCTCTCGACGGGGCATCAACGCTACATCGCCACCCCGGCCAACATGACGCTGCCAGCCTGGAATACGGTAGCGGCGCATCGGGTGTTCGTCGTCACGGGCACAGTGCGGCTGTGCATGTGGATCACCTGCACGGGCACGCTGCAAGATGCGGTCGACCTGGCGACGCTCTCCTTCGGCTATGAGGGCAGCAACGCCGCTTTCATTGCGACCACGGATGCCGCCGGCAAGAACGCGCAGACGTTGACGGCGGGGCAGTTGTGGTTCGATAGCTCGCCGGTGAGCGGGCCGGATACGTTCGCCAATACGGTCATGGATTATGTCGTGCCGAACGGGCTTGACGTGGGCTATGAGGTCGCCGGCGAGGCGTTGACGGGCGGCAGCCTGGTCTTCCATTGCGTGTGGTGGCCGCTGGATGCGACGGGCGCGGTGACGATTGGCGACGGCTCCGGCTTCGGCGCATAGGGGGCAAAATGACCTGGGCAGCGCGCAACTACGGTGGCTTCGTTGACGAGCTAGGTGTGCCGTATGGCGTCAAGCACGTCAACAACAAGCCGCGCGTCTCGGCCATGTCGTATCTGCACGACATTGCTGAGGGCAACGTCAGCGGGCATACGGCGTGGAGCAAGATCGGCTTCAACGGCGCGCTGGTGGCCGATACGGAGGCCGATCTGTGGAGCGCGACGGGCGTCTATGCCTTCCCGGCAGCAGCGATGGCGATGCAAGTCAAGTCGAGCTATGCCACGGCCAATGCGACACGCGACATCGGCACGGTGATCTTCGGCAACGTCGAGGGCGCTGACCAGACGATCATCGCGGATGCTGGCAGCACGGCCATTAGCCTGTACGATGCCGATGTGAATTTTGGCGGCGGTACGGCGGTAGCAGTAGGCGATTGCATCCTGCTCGATCCGAAAGGCACGACACCCGAATGGGGCTATGTCACGAGTATTGCGGACGCAGCCACGGGCACGCTGGGGGTGGCGGGTGGTTTCTCGGCGGGCGGCGCGCCCTATCAGAACGCGGCGGGACGTGCCTACACCATCATCGACAAATCGGAATACAGTGGCGCCCACGCCGTAAAAATTGAGTATCTGACCAGCGCCTATGCTACCAAAAGCATCCTCGTAGTGCTGAACGGCAACACGGGTGTCAACACCGAAAACGCCGCGGGCACGGCGCTGAGCGATCTCTACCGCATCCAGTCGTTTCGGGTGATTGCGACGGGCAGCGGCAATAAGCCCACCGGCAATCTAACGCTGACAGATACGACGCCGACGGTAACCTACTCCTACATTTCAGCCGGCTTCACCAGGGCGCGCAATGCGGCCTACACCGTGCCGGCGGGCAAGACGCTGTATGTGGTGCAGTTTGCGGTAGCGTATGGCTACAAGACCAACTCTACGCACTACTGCCGCCTCTACACGCGGGCCAACATGGAAGCGGCGACAGGCTTCAACACGGGGAACATCTTCTACCCGTTCACTGAGATCATTTGCTCGAATAGCAGCCAGATGGTCGAACTCGACGTACCGACGAAGCTGACGCAGAAAACGGACATCAAAGTGTCGGCGCTGGCCACCTATGCCGGGGCGGCGTCGGTGGCGTTGCGGGGCTGGCTGGAATAGGCTGGGGGGCTGGAGCAGCAGGGAGGCTACATGGTACAGGTCTTTGACTACACTGGCGCCCAACGGGATTGGGCCTGGCTCACCGCCAAGTACAAGTGTGGCATGATGGACGCACCAGTCGGGACAGCTTTCCGCCTCGTGCGGGTGGACGAGACGATTGGCCCGGCCGTGTTCATCGTCAACGTGCGCGATCCCAACGGCGCGCCGCAGGCTGGCCAGCCGGTGGCGCAGTGGTGGCCCGGCGCCGAAGCGGATGAGCGGTCAACCTCCCTCGTGGGCGTGGGCCTGCAATCCGTCTACCATGCCAGGGCGATTGTCGAGAAAACCAACGGCAATGGGGACATCGGTTTCCCCTACGGCGCCGGCGGCGTGATCCACGAAAGCGGGCCGTATGAGTTCTGGGTGCTTTCGCCGTCGTTCCCGTCCGACGCTGTCACCGGCTTGGGCTGGCTGGGCGGCACCGATCATGCCTGTCCTGGGCGGCTGACGTTCCAGATTGTCGAGGGGGCGGTTACACCAGACCCCGATCCTGACCCTGACCCGGAGCCAGAGCCAGGCGGCAGCGATCTGACGGGCGTGATTGCGGCGATCAACGGGCTGGCGGCGCAGGTGGGCCGGCTGGCTGAGCATCTGGGGGCATAGTAGGAGGTAGGTGTGAGCGAGACACTGGCGATCCTGGTGCATGATCCTAAGTTCTGGACGGCAATTTTGATGGTCGTACAAACGCTGCTCTTCCTGTTCTATCCGGGCTTCCCGGTGGAGCTGTGGGCCGCGTTGTCGGCGCTGCTGGCGGTGGTGTTTGCGGCGTTCACGACGCAGGCCACGGTGCAGGCGAAGCGGGCGCGCAAGTTGCGGGAGATTGAGGGCTGAGGGGGCAAAGCCGACAATGTGTCGGTTTTGCCGGCGAGGATGAGGCCGATGGACGACACGACGACCACGACGCTTGACATAGCGCAACGCCTGGGGCAGGCTGACACGCCAGGGCACGCCGGCGAGCTGCGCATCAACCTGGCGGAGGCGACGTGCTGCGTGCGCCGGGAGATGCTGGATGGCCGGGAGCGCCTCGTCGTGCCGGTGGTGGCGCTGAATCCGGGCGTGCTCAATGACGAGCTGGTGCCGGCAACTGAGGTGGCGGCCAGCGTGCTGCTGTGGAACGACGTGCCGATCCCCATCGAGCACCCCAGGGAGCGCGGGATGCCGATCTCGGCCCGCACGCCGGCGGTGTTGGAGCGGACGCTGGCGGGGCGGCTGTACGGGGCGGTACAGGGGCCTGACGGCAAATTGCGCGGCGAGATGTGGCTGGACAGCGCCAAGATGACGGCGATGGGCTACGGCGGGCTGCTGGAGCTGCTGGAGGCGGGCGGGCCGGTGGAGGTGAGCACGGCCTATTTCCGGGATTTCGAGAGCGCGCCGGGCGAGCTGGCCGGCAAGCCGTATGTGGGCATTGCGCGCAATCTGCGGCCCGATCATCTGGCGCTGCTGCCGCATAGCAAGGGCGCGTGTAGTTGGGAGGATGGCTGCGGCGCGCCGCGGGTGAATGAGGAGTCAGGGGCCAGGGATCAGGAGGCAGGGGACGGGGGTCAGGGGTCAGGGGTCAGGAGTCAGGAGTCAGGGGACAGGAGTCAGGAGTCAGACGATGGGAGCAATCGAGACGTTGCGCCAGGCGTGGCCCGTACCACGGCCAACGCAGCCGGCTCGGTGGCGATAGGCTCTAGTACGCCGGCCGAGGCGGCGGGGCCACTTGGATCAGGAGGTAAGGTTATGGACGAGGCAAAGGCCGAGGCTGAGGTTGCGCCTGCTGTGGTAGGCGAGGCTGCGGTTGCGGTCCAGGCAGAGGAGCCAGCCGTCAACGCACTGGCTGGCCAGTTGGCGGCGATGGTGACGGAGTTCGGCGGGGCGGCCGCGCTGCGTGAGGCGCTGGTGGGGCTGAAGACCAACCAGGATGCGGAGCGGGCGGGGCTGCTGGCCGAATTGCAGGCCAACGGGCGGGCGACGTTTACGCCCGAGGAGCTGGCCGGCTGGCCGACGGCGACGCTGCGCAAGCTGGCGGACGCGCTGCGGCCGGCGGATGCGCCGGCCGCGAACTATGCGGGCCGCGGTGGGCCGCGCGGCAGCGTGGTGGACAATGAGTGGCAGGTGCTTGCGGCACCGGAGGTGAAGTGATGGCAAGCTCAACACCGCACGTGATTGTGCTACAGACCAACGAGGAGGGCGCCGCGCGCCCGGTCATGGAGGGCCTCGCCACGCCGGCGACGATCAAGCCGGGGCATCTGATCGAGTGGTCGTCCGGTAAGCTGATCCTGCACGCCAATGACGACGCGCCAGGGGCGCCGATGTTCGCGGTCGAGAATCCGTTCTACAAGCCGACCACGACCGAGGCGGCCATCGACCATGCCTATGCCGCCGATGAGACGGTGCGCTTCGTGTGGGCCCAGCCGGGCGATCAGATTTATGCGTTTCTGGAAACCGGCAACAACGCCACGAAGGGCCTGGCCTTGACCTCGGATGGCGCAGGCGGCTTGCAGATTACCCCGGCGGCGGGGGCGATTATCGCCTACGCCGATGAGGATCTGAACAACACCACGGGCAGCCAGGCACGGCTGAAGGTGAGGGTCGCATGAGCGAGCGCATGAACGCCGATATTCTGAGTATCAATTCGCAGGCTGGGTTGGCTGCCGTCTATGGCGGCGGCCGGCCCATCATCAACGCCAAAACCGGCGAGGCCAAGATCCTGACGCCGCGCGGTCTGACGGTCAACTCGCTCTTGCGCAAGCTGGAGTGGGAGGAGCTGGACGCCGCGGTGGTGAGCGCGGCGAAGACGCGGCTGACGGCGCTGGATCTGCTGCGCCGGCGCGGGCTGACCGCGCGCTTGGGCGGGCTGGGGTCGCTGGTGAGCCAGTGGAACGTCTCTAGCGCCATGACCGCCGCGACCGTCAACCTGACGGGCCAGGGCAAGGGCGAGAACGATCTGCCTGAGTACCTCCTGAAGGGCGTGCCGGTGCCGGTCATTTTCAAGGAGTTCAGCATCGGCGCCCGGCATCTGGAAGCCAGCCGCCGACTGGGCGATTCCATCGACGTGACGGCCGGGGCCGAGGCGGGCCGGGTGGTGGCCGAGATGATCGAAAGCCTGATCATCGACGGCTCGACTTCGATCTCGCTGAACGGCGATAGCATCGCCGGCCTGACCAGCCACGCCAACCGCAACACCGACACCGCGGCCAACTACGGCGGCGGCGACTGGGGCACGATCTCGAATGTGACCCCGACCATCGCCGGCATGCTCAACGCGGCCAATGCCGACGGCTTCTATGGGCCGTTCGGCATCCTGGTCTATCCGACGCAGTACAACCAGGCGGCGCTGGCGTTCTACACCGATGGCAGCGGGCAGACTGCCCTGCAGCGCATCCAGGCGTTGGCCAACATCGCCGAAGTGCAGATGTGCGCGACGTTGCAGGCCGGCGAGGTGGTGCTGTTCGAGCTGAGCCGCAACGTGATCGACTGGGCCGAGGCGCTGGCGCTCCAGACGTTGGAGTGGGCCTCCGGCGACGGCATGACCAGCCACTTCAAGGTCATGGCGGTCGGTACGCCGCGCGTGAAGGCCGACTACGACGGCAAGAGCGGCGTGGTGCACGCCACCGGCGCATAGCTGGAAGGAGCTGCAACCATGACTGTCAAAACCCCGGCGGTGCTCAAGGCGCAGTTCTTGAGCGCCGATCCGCAGGATCAGAACAGCGACCTGATCGACGCCACGCTGGCCTCGGCGGCCAGCATGATCCCGCCCGGCGGCACCTGGTACTTCGTGGACGGCACCAACGGCGCGGACACCAACGACGGCGCGGCCTGGACGCTGCCGCTGAAGACCGTCACGGCGGCCTATGCCAAGACGACCACGGGCAAGAACGACGTGGTGTGCGTGTTGGCGGCGGCGGCCGGCACGGCGGAGCTGACGGCGCTTGCCTGGAGCAAGAACCTGACGCATCTGATCGGGCTGGGCGCGCCGACCGGCATCGCCTCACGCACGCGCATCCTGTGCGGCGCGGTGGACAGCGGCAGCAACGATATGTCGCCGTTCTTCACCTTCAGCGGCTACGGCTGCATCATCTCCAATGTCATGATCTGGCAGGGGCAAGATGACGCCAGCACGCTGATCAACGTCAGCGTGACCGGGAGCCGCAACTACTTCAACCGGGTGCACTTCGCCGGCGGCGGCCATGCGACACAGGCCATCGACGGCGGGGCCAGCCTGCTGATCGACGGCGGCAGCGAGAACCGTTTCGCTAACTGCACGATCGGCGTGGATACGACGGTGGCGGCAACGGGTATGGCGGCGCTGCTGTTCGACGGCGCGGCCTCGCGCAACATCTTCGAGGACTGCATCTTCCAGCTCTACGCCGGCCATGCCGGGGTCAAGCTGGTCGAGATCGTGGATAACGACGGCATCGGGCGCTGGACGATCTTCAAAGATTGCCTATTCATCAACTCCTGCCGCACGTATACCATGACCGAGGTCTTCACGATCCCGGCTTCGATGACGGCTGAGACGAACTACATCCTACTCAAGGATTGCTTCTGTCTCGGTGCGACGGACTGGGACACGAACGACCGGGGCGTGCTCTACCTAGCGAACGGCGCGCTGACCGGCGGCGGGAATACCGGCCTGCTGGTCGTGGCGGCCAAGACCTAGAGCGGGAGGTGGCGTATGCCACTGTACCAGGTGCGGCCAGGTTGCAACCACGGCGCCCAGCGGCAGTATGGGCCGGGCGCCGTGGTGGAGCTGGGCGAGGCGGCGGCGGCGGGCTTCGCCGACAAGCTGCTGCGGTTGCCGGATGGGCCGCAGGAGTCAGGAGTCAGGAGTCCCGGAACACCATCGGGATGGTATCAGGAGTCAGGAGTCAGGGGTCAGGAGTCAGCAGCGGTCGAGATTGCGGCCGCCAAGCCGGCGCCGCAGGTGGGCGGCGCGAGCAAGCGCAAGGTTAAGCGATCAGTCCAGTAGGAGGACAGGATGCCAACTCCAGAGGAACAGAGCCAACAGCAAATGACCAATGCCTGGATGGCGAAGGTCGATGCGATGTGGGAAGCGATGCAGAACGATGTCAAGCGCGAGCAGGAGTTCAACGATGCGTGGAAGGCGTTCTCGCTGAAGCAGGTCGAGCAGAACCAGCAGATTGTCAACCGGTTGGCGCAGGATGCGGCCACGGTCAGCGCGATCATCGGCAATGCCGGTGCGCTGGCGTCGGCCCGCGGCACGGATGCCGCGGCGGCGCTGCAGAACCTGGTGCTGGCCGGGGCGTTGACGGCGCAGATTTCGCAGAACTCAATGGGCGCGCAGGTGGCGAATCAGATCGACAACGCGGCGAAGAAGGCCATCGACGCCGCGGTGGCGGCGGTGCCGGGCACTTCGGCGGCCAGCCAGGGCACGGCGGGGGTGGCGCAGGGCGCCATGCAAACCGGCGCCAGTGTGGCGACCGTGGATCTCCTGACGCAGGTCGGCAAGCTGGCCGGCGCGGTGGATGTGTTGCTGGCGAAGGTCACGGCGTTGGAAGTGGCGGCCGCTAAGCCGGCATAACGAACGAGGTGGACGTATGGCGACGCTGATCAGTACAGCGCGGACAACGTATGCCGAGGTGAGCGAGATCATCCAGACGACGCTCACCGAGGCGCAGGTGAATGCGTTCATCAATTCGGCCAGCCGGCTGGTGTCGGCGACGCTGGCAACAGCCGGGCTGGCGAGCGATGTGCTGGAAGATATCGAGATGTGGCTGGCGGCGCATCTGCTGAGCACGCGGGATATGCGGGCGCAGCAGGAGGCGCTGGGGTCCTACTCCGTGACGTATCAGGGCCAGACGGGGCTGGGGCTGGATGCGACGTTCTACGGCCAGCAGGTCAAGCTGCTGGATACGTCCGGGCTGTTGGCGAATGTGGGCAAGCAGGCGGCGAGCTTCTGGGCGGAGTGAGACAGGGGTCAGGGGGCAGGAGTCGGTGAGCATTACGAGTCTGTTGATCCACACCTGCACGCTGCAAAAGCGCACCGAGGGCGCGGGCAGCGCGGCCGGCTATGGCCACGGCACGACGACGTGGGCGGCTGCGACGACGGGGGTCGCCTGCCGGCTGGATGCGCAGCCCGCGCGCGGCGGGTATGGCGGCGAGGAGGTCAACCGGCAGAACGAAGGCGCGCCGGTGCTGTACTATACGCTCTTCCTGGCCTGGCGCAGCGAGCTGGCGACGTATGGCGCGAGCGCCGAGTACCGGGTGACGACGGTCAAACGGGCGGACGGCACGACCATCGACGCCGGGCCGTTCGATATCCAGCATGTGACCGACGCCGGCGGGAGTCTGGGCCGGCTGTTGGAGCTGAGCCTGCTGCGGGCGGCGGTGACGGCGTGAGGCGACAGGGGGCAGGGGGCAGGAGGCAGGGGTCAGGGGTCAGGGGTCAGTGCGCGCAGCGAGCCGCGATCTATGATGGGGAAACTGAGATCAGAACAGATCAAACGAGGGTTGTCATAGATGGCGGCTGTCTGGACGGACTGACGACATAGGTCCGCTCCCTCCTTGAAGCCCGGCGGTCGGTCTGGGCAACTGGCCGCCGGCAAGGCGGGGACGAGAGTGGGAGAACGGGAGAAGACGCCATGCGCATGACAGCGAAGGTGGAGGTCAACATGCGGACGCGCGAGGTGCAGGCGATGGGCGATGGCTTTGCGTGGGCGTTCGCCGAGCAGTTGGGCGCGCTGGCGCAGAAGTACGCCATCCTCAACGTGACGCCGGGCAAAGGACCGGGGCCGCATCCGCATCGCCCACCGCCCTTTCCGGAGCACTGGGACACCGGCAAACTGGCGCGCAGTATTATGACAAGGCGGGTCGAGCAGGGCTTTCTCAAGACGGTGCAGGTCTATACCGATGTGGATTACGGCACGTACTTGGAAGTGGGCTGGACCAGCCCGGCGGGTAACTTCTGGCGCTATCCGTGGCTGGAGCCGGCGGCCAAGTTGGCGAATCAGCACATGGCGGAGATTGCCCGCTCGACGAGTCGGGCTTTCTTCACGGGTGGCTATACCGGCCGGCGGGTGAACCTGCTCATGCGTTCATTCGCGACGTTCAAGCCGGGCATCCCGGAGGGGCTGTGAGATGACCACGGGGCTGGACACGTTGGAGGCGACGCTGGCGCTGCTGGCCGGGCGCTCGACGGTGGCGGCGCTGACCAGTACGCGGCTGTACGGGCCGCCGGGGCTGCCGGACACCTACCGGGGCGCGACGCAGGCGATCCTGGTGCTCGAGGATGGCGGGCCGGCCGATGCGCTGGCGGCGCTGTTCGACACGGACGTATGGCTGCACTGCTACGGGCCGACGCCGGCGAGCGCACGGGCGCTGGCGCGCACGGTGCGGGTGGCACTGAGCGGCCTCGGGCCGCTGGATGTCACTGTAACGGGCGGTACAGGCCGCCTGGCGCACTGCTGGCAGACGACCGGGCCGATGGATGTGCGCGAGCCGGAGACGGGTTGGTATCGCTGCCTGCTGGGCTTTCGGCTGCGCTGGGTGGATCGGGTGATTTGACGGGGGGCAGGGGTCAGGGGGCAGGGGACAGGAGGCAGAGGGGCATGATTGAGGATTGCGCGCTGGGGCCGGGGGTGGTGGTGCATCACCCTGAGCTGGTGAATTTGTACGGCTGTACGCTCGGGGCCGGTACGACGGTGGGGCCGTTCACGGAGATCCAGCGCGGGGCGGTGCTCGGCGCCGGCTGTCATGTGTGCACGCACGCCATGCTCGGCGGCGGGACGCAGATCGGCGACCGGGTGTTCATCGGGCACGGCGTGCTGATTTGTAATGATCGGTATCCGGTCGTCGGTGGGCCGGTGTCTCTGGAGCCGGTGCAGATCGGCGACGATGTGAGCATTGGCAACGGCGCGGTGCTGCTGCCGGGGGTGCGCGTGGGGCAGGGGGCGCTCATCGGGGCCGGGGCGGTGGTGGTGGACGATGTCCCGCCGCTGACGGTGGTGGTGGGCAATCCGGCGCGCATGGTGCGGCGCTGGGGCAGCCTGGGGGAGCGCCAGGCGTACCTGGAGGTATGCGCGTGAGCGGGACGGGGGGCCGGAGTCCGCACGTGACGATCTGCACGCCGGCACGCGATGCGGCGGGGCTGCTGGCGGGCTACTGGGCGCAGTTGGCGGCGCTGGACTGGCCGGCCGAGGATCTGCGCTGCGTGGTGTGCGAGGGCGATTCGGTCGATTACACGGCCGTGCTGCTGGACGCCTGGGCGGCCAGCGACGCCCGGCGGCGCATCGTGCACTGTCACACGGGCACGCCGCACTACGGCTCGGTGGTCAACGCCGGGCGCTTTGCGGTGCTGGCGGCGGTGTTCAACACGGCGCTCGATGCCGTGGATTACGCCTGGTCGGACTATGTGCTGATGTTGCCGGTGGATATCCACTTCAGCCCGCTGCTGCTGCGCCGGCTGGTGGCGCACCAGGTGGCCATCGTGGCGCCGCTGACGTTCCGGGACAACATCTTTTACGACATCTGGGCCTTCAGCCGGCACGGCGCCGACCTGCCGCCCTTCCCGGCCTGGCGCACGGCGGAGTTCTGCGGGCTGGAATTGCTGGAGATGGCGACGGTCGGCGGCACGGCGCTGATCGCGGCGGACGTGCTGCGGGATGGTACGGTGCGCTACACGCCGGAGCAGGTGGATCGGGGGCTGTGCGCGGCGGCGCGCAGTCAGGGCTTCCGGGTGTGGGCGGACCCGCAGACGTGGGTGGAGCATCCGGTGCGCTAGGGCGCAGGGGTCAGGGGTCAGGGGGCAGGAGACAGGAGACAGGAGACAGGAGACAGGATGAAATTGGCCTGGATTCCGATGGCGGACAACGACAGCACGGGCTACGGCAAAGTGGGGCGCCGGCTGCTCAAGGCGGTCGAGGATGCCGGGGCGCAGATCGCCGGCTTCCGGGATCTCGATTGGGATTTGCGGGTGGCGGTGGGCGGGCCGCGCGGCTGGCTGCTCGATCCACACGTCGCCAAGGCCGACGATCTGGTGCTGCATACGATGTTTGAGGCGTGGCCGGCGCCGCCCGACTGGGCGCCGGTGCTGAACCGCTGCGCGGCGGTGTGGACGCCGGCGCAGTGGAACGTGAGTATGTTCCGTAACAGCGGGGTGACGACGCCGATCTTCGTGAGCGGCTACGGCGTGGATCCCGACGAGTTCGGGCCGCAGTGGCCCCGGCCGAACGGCAGCCTGCCCTACACGTTTCTGTGGGCGGGGGGCAGTTTGGGCGACGGCAAAAACATGGGGGACCGCAAGGGCGGCGACCTGGTGCTGGCGGCGTTCCGCAAGCTCAATTTGCCCGATGCCCGGCTGATCCTGAAGGCCAGCGGGCGCTCGGCGATCGGCGAGCTGAAGGGCGACAGCCGCATCACGCTGATCGCCGAGGATGTGGACGTGACGCGCTATGCGGCGCTGCTGGCGTATGCGGATTGCTTCGTCTACCCCTCACACGGCGAGGGCTTCGGCTTGCAGCCGCTGGAGGCGCTGGCGATGGGCGTGCCGGTGATTGCGCCGGCGGTGACGGGCCTGAGTGAGTTCATCGGCCCGGAGGTAGCGCTCGTGCTGCCGACGCATGGCCTGGAGCCGGCGTGGCAGTTTGCGCAGTTGTACGAGTATGAGTGCGTCTGGCCGGTGCTATCAGTGGACGACGTGGCCGACCGGATGCACTGGTGCTATACGCATCGCGAGGAAGCGGCGCGCCTCGGCCGGCGGGCGGCGGAGTACGTGATGCGCGAGTGGACGTGGCAGCAGGCCGGCGTGCGGGCGCTGGATGTGCTGACGCAGATTCGCGGTAATGGAGGTTCACTATGAGTGTTTCGGCAACCACTCTGCAGAAGCTGGCGCTCGGCGTCGGCACCGCCCTGATCGGCGGCACCGACGTAGGCGCGACCAGCAAAGAGGGTGAGTTCAAGGTCGAACAGGAGATCTACTGGCCGGAGTTGGGCGGTACGTTGGGACCCATCGCCGGTACGGGGATCGTGACGAGCGAGACGGCAACGCTGACCCTGACGCTGAAGGAATTGGCGATGACCAAGCTGGTGTGGGCGCTGCCGGATCTCACGCAGACCTCGGATGCTTCATCCGAGTATACGCTGCGGCCGAATGTGGGCGGGGCGGTGCTGGGTGTCTCCCTGCACAAAGATGTGATCTGGGTCGGCACCACCATCGACGCCAAGACGATCCTGATCAAGCTGTTCAACACGTTGGCCGACAACGGGCTAACGTTGAACCTGGCCGACGGGGCCGAGTCGGAATACGAGCTGGTGCTGAAGGCCTACCAGGTCGTGGCGGATCCCAAGCAGCGGGCGTGGCAGTTGATGCTGCAGAAATAGGGATCAGGGGGCAGGCGTCAGGGGTCAGGGGTCAGGGGTCAGGGGGCAGGGGGCAGCTCCTGCGTTGGCAAAACCTAACAGGGAGATACCACTACGATGGTACAGGAAGACAAGCTCACGCGGTTGGATTTGGACGCGCTGGTGTTGGAGCCGGCGCGTATTTTGTTGCCCGCCGGCGCGATCGAGCTGCGGGATTTTACGAGCGATGAGGCGCTGGCATTTGCGCGGCGGGTGACGCAGCCGCC